TTTCTTTTTAAAAGGAAGAATTATATATGACTAATAGAAAAGAATATCGTAAAAAATATTATGAAGAGCATAAAGAGAAAATAAATGAAAAATGTAAAAAATATTATAAAGAGCATAAAGAGGAAATAAATGAAAGACATAAAAAATATAACGAAAAACATAAAGAACAAAGAAAAGAAGCTCTAAAAAAATATTATGAAAAACATAAAGAGGAAATAAAAGAAAAAAATAAAAAACATAAAGAAAAACGAAATAAATATCGTTCGGAGTATTATAAGAAAAATCCAGAAAAATTTAAAAAATTTAAAAAGAATGAAGTAAATGAAAATACTGCTAGTAGAGATAAAGCAACAAATTATAAACAAGAATGGACTTATGAAGATTATTTAAAACTTGAACGATATTTAAATGAAAATAAAAAAGCTAAAGAAATAGCTGAATTAATGAATAGAACAATATTTGCAATACGAGATAAAATATATTTATTAAAAAAAGAAGGTAATCCATATATTAAAAAGTAAAAGGAGTTGTTTAAGATTATGTCTAATAAAAAAGATAAAAAAACATTAAATGATATGATCGAAGAACTGTATATTATGCATCCAAAAATTTCATATATAGATGGTTATACAAATATGAATAGAACTTGTATTTTTTATTGTAGCGTTTGTGACAGATATTTTAAAAGAACATTTAATACTATTCTAAATAAAGATAGAGAACCATGCCCTATTTGTAGATCAATCGAAGTAACTATATTTAGTAGAATGTCAAAAGAGACTATTTATAAATATAGAAAAAATAATGAAAAAGCATTTAATGAATATATTTATAAATATAAATTAGCTACTAATCTTAAGTATAAAATGAAATATAAAGATACTCATACCTATATGGATTATGATAAAAGAGGTAGATTAAAAGATAAACCAGAAAATTATGGAAAATCTTGGACTGATGAAGATTATTCTAAACTTAAACAATATATGGATGAAGGTATGCCTATATATAAAATTTCACAATTAATGAAAAGAACAGTTGAAGCAATAAGAACACAACAATACTTTTTAAAATTTTTAGAAAATCGTAATAATAAATAAATATAAATCCCATAAGACAATATTGTCTTATGGGATTTTTTTTTTAGCCTGAAATATAGTCATCTATATTAATTTTTGCTAAGTGAACAGTACTATCATGGAAAGCCTTCATTGATTTATTAAGGATAATACCACCAATTTCGGTTGTAAGTAATCCAATATTTTTACTTCCCATTTTATAATAATAGTTTCCTGCACATTTATTACAAATCTTATCTCCTTTACAATACATTGGAGATCTCATTTTAACTACCTTGTTAATAAATTTAGATTTAGTATCTTCATTAAGTTCTACAAGCTGATTTGTTGAAGGATCTTTTACATAACGATACATGAATTTATCAAAATGTTTTTCATCAAGTACGAATTCATAGAATAATTTAGAACCACAATCAGAGCCTTCATCGTCTAATACAGATGTTTGGAAACTTGTACACATAATCTTATTTTGATAACCACCATCTTGAGTTTCTACTGCTTTACCGAATGTACCTGCAATAGACATATCACAGTAATATTTAAACTCATCAGGTCTAATACCTTCATCCAAGTTACTTGTAGAAATATAAGTTTCACCTGTAACGAAGTCTTTAACTGCTCCACGAATAACTGAAGTGCATTTATAGTTATTATCAAAGCTACCACGACAACCACTATTATAAATCTGCATTGCTGGTGTATCTTTAAATGTATCTTTAGCAATATCTAGTAATTCTTTTTCAATTTTAGCTGTTGCAACAGTATCACCATTTTTAATAGCAACATCATTTTCTTTAAGTAATTCTTCTTTACGTTTAGCAATCTTAGGATTAGTCATAACAAAATCAGCACTTAAAGAAGCATTCATAAATTTACCACAATAAAATCCAAACCAATTTATTTTATCCATAAAATCTCTAGTTTCTTGGGCATCTAACTGATCATTACCAAAATACTTTACAATTTTAGTTAAAAATTTATTAATGTCTTTTCCAAATGCTTTATTTTGATATCCAACTAATTCACCAATTTTTGGAGATAATATTAATAAATTAAAAATATATCTTCCTACTGTAGTAGTTTCAGCAGTTTTATTATATAACTTTCCTGCTGGAAGAACAAAATAATCTTGAGGGCAGTATTTAGGCTTTTTAGATTTTGTATAAGCAAAGTATTCTTCAAGCATTGGTCCAGTAATATCATCAGAAGTAAGAGCTAATAGTTCTTTTATTTCAGATTCACTTAAAGATCTACCTTGAATTACTTTTTCCATATTAACACCTTCCTTTTAAAAAATATAATAATAAATAGTTGTATCTCGTATTTAATATTGATGTGATTTATATATTATAATTATGAAAGGAGGGATTTTTATGCAAAATATTGAGATCCCTATCACAAAAAGGGTATTTGAACGTCTCTGTAAAAGAGATTGTGAAGACCCTAATTGTAATCTTCCTTTCATCTTCCGTGAAAAAGATGAGGAAGAAAACAATACTTTTGATCATGTATTTCTGGTTGTACATGGTGCAAAAGAAGGAGGAGTTCTCAATGCTTATGAGAACACCATTCAACCAGTTCCAGAATTTATTCAATTTATGAAAAAGAGAATAAATAAATTGAATAAATTTAAAGAAATTGTTCTTGTTTGCTGTCACGGAGCAGCTCAAGAACAAGTAAAAGGAGTTACTATTCTGAATAAAAGTAACTCTGAAATACACACTACTAATAGTAAAATGTGTGCATATTTCACTGAAGAAGGAGATATGGCATATAGTTTTACTATCAGTGGTATTGATGGAGCTTTTTATTAAGCTCCATCATTTTTTTTTTCTAAAACTTATAATTATTATATTCTTATTAAAGGAGTGATATTATGAATAACTATGAAAAAGCTTTTATGGAAGGATATTTAGATGCAATTCAAAGTATTGATGTCCTTTATAATAATGATGCTACTGATTGTGAAGAATGTAGTGAAGATGATTTTGATATGTATTCAGATGATGATTTTGACGAAGAATTAGATGAAGGTTTTGTAAGTGCCATGAGAGCAGTAATAGATAAACCAAGAAAAACAAATACTAATACTGCTTTAAAGAAAAGAGCTAAAGCACAAGCTAAATTCGATAAAGCTTTTGAAAAAATGAATAAAGCAGCTGGAGTTAGATATTGTTGTTATTAATATTAATAACCCTAATGGATTTAATCCATTAGGGTTTATTTTAAAACTTTCCTGAAATACCAATATGTCTTTGTTGCATAGTTCTTCCATCGGAAGAATATCTAGATGTATCTTGAATTGAATATCCTTTAGTTTTTCCATTATTTAAAATTTCACCTTTATATATCTTAGTACCTTTCTTTTTTTCAAAAATAGTAGTAGCTGCACGGGCTTTAGCTAAATTTCTTTTACGTTGTAAATCGCTACGTTCAGTTGTTCCCCAACCATGATATTTATCTCTCATACCACCTTTAGGGCCATTCATACCAAGTTTTCTTTGTTTTTCTTTAGTTATTTGTGAAGTTTCTAAAAATTCAATAGCATCATAATAACCTTCCATAAAAATTTCTTCGTATGTCATAGATATCACTTCCTTACTAAAATATTTTAATTATAATAAATTAGTTTTGAGTATATATTATATTTATGATTTTAATTAAAAATTTTTTAATTAAAATATTAATATTTATAATTAGGAGGTCAAATTATGACACAGTATATAGAAAATATAGTTATTGGAAATCCTATTGTTGAACCTAAAGAACTTCTTGCAAGAGATGATAAAGATTGGGAAGAAGTTGAAAAAGATAAAACTTTATTTACAAATGAAAGATTTCTACCAAGATTATTAATAGAGCTTGGTGTATATAAGTCTATTAATGAAATTAGAAAGAATAAGCCAGAATTAGTTAAAGAACTTAATGAAATAGATTATATTGATAAATTAAAAGTCTCTAAAAAGAGATTTCTTTGGATTGTAGTAGGTGAATAAGGAGGAATAAAACATGAAGATAAAATATATTAAACTTGAAAATTTCTTAGGAATCTATGCAGGAATGAATAGAACTTCTGTAGAAATTGATTTCAAGAATAATAAGAATAAAATTATTATTCTTAATGCAGCTAATGGTAAAGGAAAGACTACACTACTTTCTATGCTCCATCCATTAAGAGAAACATTTGATGATAGAAAAGATATTGTAATTCCTAATGAGCTTGGACATAAAATTGTTGATTTGACTCATGAAGGAAATGAATATCATATTGAACACTTTTATGGAAAAAAGAATAAATCATTCATTTCAAAGAATGGCAAAGAATTAAATGAAAATGGTAATATCAAATCATTCAATGAAATTGCAAAAGAAGAATTAGGAATTGATGGAGATTACTTTAAAATTGGTAGAATTGGATCAAATGTATCTAATTTTATTGATCTTAAAGCAACTGAAAGAAAAAAGTATATTACTGAATTTATTCCAAGTATTGATGAGTATCTTGTTGCTTTTGATACTATAAAAGAAAAATTTACTTCTTATAACTCTCAGATTAAGCTTATTAAAGGAACTATTGAAAAATATGCTGGATTAAAAGAGTTAGATGAAATTAAAGCATATGTCAAGCAATTAACTAAGCAAAATGATGAGTTCCAAACAAAACTTGGAAAGGTTAAAGCTAAAATTGAGAGTTTTTCAGAAGATAAGAAAAAGCTTGAAGATGAAATAGTTAACTATATTAATAATGAAACTGATTATCATATTGATAACTTTGAAATGCTTAATAGTATGACAATGTTAATTGATGATGATCTCGATGAAACAGAAAAGACATTAGGAGTATGGCAAGAAGAATATAATAATTTTCTTGAAAATAATAAAATTTTAGTAACAGAAAATATCCCAGAATATATGAAAAACCTTCAAAATAAATTCAATATCAGAAAAGCTAAATTAGAAAATGAATTAGAAACACTTAAAGAATCTCTTAAAGAATGTACTTCTGATTTATTAGCTAATCAAAATGTAGTTGAAGTTTACAATCAAAAATTAAAGGATATCGATGGAGATTTAAGTGAAGAACAAATCGAAGAATTTAGAAAAGAACTAACAGAGACTAATAAATATCTTGAAATTGCAAAAAAACAATTAGAAGATAATAAGAAAAAATTAACTTCCGAAGAATATGAAGAAACAGTTAATTTTTATAATACAAAATCTATAGATCCAGTAAATATTCTTACTTATGCAAATACTTTTATTGATATGATAGATACACTTAAATCTCAGTATGATTTATCTACTTTAGAAGGCTATTATTCTTATATTGAAAACAGTGAAAATATTTTGGATAAGAAAGGAATTAATGCTGAAATAAGTAAATTAGAGCATGACATTCAAGAAAATAATGCTATACTAAATAAAATTGAAGGAAGACTAAAACTTGTTAGTGAAACTCTTCCTAAGAGATCTACTAAGTGTACAGATGATACTTGTAGTTTTATTAAAAATGCTTTAGATATTCAGAAGTCAGATATTCCAGAACAAGATAAAAGACTAAAGAAACAAAAAGAATTACAAGAAAAATTAGATGAACTTACTGAATTAAGAGATACTATTTCAGTATATATTGAAATTGAAAAATTTCTGAATGATACTTATAACTACATTAAAAAGCATTTTCCTGATTATATTTATACAAAGTTATTTAACAGAAAACTATTAATTACAAATAATACTGATTTAATAAAAGAATTTAAAATTGATATTCTTTATAATATCTTTACTAAAAAAGATGTCGTTGAAAAATGCGAAATTCAGAAAGAATCTTTTATGAATAAAATTAGTGTATTTGATATGTCTAAATCATTAATTGATGAATATAAAGAAAATCTTGATAAAGCTAATGATGCAGTTACTACATTAAAAGAAAAGATTGAAACATGTAATGAAAAAATTGTAGAAACTGACTTAAAGATTAAAAGCCTTATTATTAGAATTTCACGTTGTGATGAATTCTTTGAAATTAATAAGAATCTTACTGAATGCACAGATATTTATCATAAACTTATTAAAACACAGACAGAGTTAAGCAAATTGCTTATTGAGTATAAGAACTTTAAAACTAAAAATAATATCGATGACTTAAAAGATACAGAAGATATGCTTGAAAGAAGTATTAAAGAACTTAAAACAAAACTTGATGAAAATAATACTGCAGTAAGAATTATTGAAGATAATATGAAGAAGCTTTCTGAAATTGAAAAGGTATATAAGGATGTAGTACTTATTAAGGATGCTTTAGATCCAAAGAAAGGTATTCCAGTTGTATTTGCAAATGAATATCTTAAGAATATTGCTACTAAAGCTAATAATCTTCTTAAAATTGCTTATGGTGATCATTTTAAGATTAGATTTAATATTACATCAACTGATTTCCTAGTTGAAGTTTATAAAAGCGATGGAACATTCTTAAATGATATTAAGCTTGCATCTCAAGGAGAAACTTCTTTAACAAATGTATCTCTTAGCTTAGCAATGCTTGAATGTATGATTAAGAAATACAATATTGTATATCTTGATGAAGTAGACTGTACACTATCGACAGAAAATAGAAAACTTTTTATTGAAATGCTTGAAAATCAAATGGATTCATTAAATATCGAACAGTGTTTCGTAATTTCACATAATAATGAATTCTATGACAAAAACATTGATTTAATTCTTCTTGAAGGTCATGATTGTGATCTAAATGATAAAGATTTCATGGCTGGAAAGAATGTAATTTTTAAATTATAAGTATATATTATCTTAGTGCTAATGATATTTCATTAGCACTAATTATTTTTAAGGAGGTCCATTAATTATGGATAATCAGGCAAAATTTATTAAGAGAATCATCATCGCATCAGTAGTAGGTCTTATTGTACTATTTCTTAGTCTATCTTCAATGACTAAGGTAGACTCAGGTTATACTGGTGTAAGAGTATTTATGGGTGCTGTGAAGGAGGAAACTTTTGATGCAGGTTTCCACCTTAAAGTTCCTTTCTTTGAAAAGGTAGAGAAAGTAAATAACAAGGTGCAGAAGGTAGAAGTATCAGCAGCTTCTACTTCAAAGGATCTTCAGAGTGTAAATAGTACATTAGCGATTAACTATCATCTAGCACCTGAGAGTTCTGTATCGATGTATAAAAACATCGGTATGAGTTATGAAGACACAATCCTTCAGCCAGCTATCCAGGAAGCAACAAAGTCCGTAATGGCTCAGTATAGAGCTGAAGAGCTTATTCAGAGACGTGGAGAAGTCTCTATCTCTATTATGGATGAAATCTCTAAGAAAGTTTCCGATTACGGCATTGTAATCGACGAGTTTAATATCACCAACTTTGGCTTCTCTCAGGCATTTGACGATGCTATTGAGCAGAAGCTTGTTGCTGAGCAGAATAAAATTAAGGCAGCTACAGAGAATGAGCAGAGAGTAGCTGCTGCAGAAGCTGATGCTGCAGAAGCAAAGGCAAGAGCTGAAGGTGAAGCTGAATCTGCAAAGATTAAAGCAGATGGTGAAGCCGAGGCATTAAGAATTAAGGCTGAAGGTGAAGCTGCTGCTATTAAGGCAAAGGGCGAAGCAGAAGCCGATGCAAATAAGAAGATTCAGGAATCTCTTTCTCAGGACGTTCTTACATACAAGCAGATTGAAGCTTGGAATGGTGAATATCCTGATGTAATGTCTGGAGATACAGGCAATATTCTTATTGACACCAGAAAGTAATGATTTAAAAATAGCCTTCTTCGGAAGGCTATTTTTTTTTAACTGATTATTATACATACGTTAAAATATTTCCTTCATTTTACAAGGAGTGGTTTCTTATGGCTCACGATAAGAATATACGAAAAGAAAAGAAAAAACCAAAAAAGTCTAAAAATAGTAAAGATCCTCCTATACCTATTGTAGACAAAAAAGAAAATCCTTGGTTAAGAAAATATTTTAAAATGGATTAAATAAAAACCCCTTAAGACTTAGTCTTAAGGGGTATATTTTTTTATTTATTTCTCCATACGATTCTACCAGCGGTTAGATCATATGGTGAAATCTCTACTTCTACAGAATCACCTTCAGTAATTTGAATGGAATTCATTCTTAACTTACCAGAAATAGTACAAGTAATAATGCTTTCAGTATTATCAATTCGTACCTTAAATTTTGTACCAGGTAAAGTATCTACTACTAATCCTGTTACACCAATATGCTCTTCTTTAGGTAATTGATTCTTGTTACATTTTTTCATTAGTTATTCTCTCCTATGTAATTAAATTAAATGGCCTAGCGTGGTACGCATTATCAATTAATTGATACTAAGCGTGCTAGGCACTTTCACGAATTAACCCATGAATGGATTTACATTATTTAAGTATTTGTTGTCAAAAGAATTTTTATCTAAATGACCAAAATTTCTTTCGTCTGTATTCCATGCATAATAATCTGGCTGATATCTTTCAGGATGTTCATTTACAGTATGATTATCAGGCATGATAGGTCTTCCATAAAGATCTTCAGTACGCTTTATTGGATGGTCATCATCAATACATCTTAAATCATGTATTGCACATTCACATTGATCAAAGTATTCTTCCTTAGATAATCTATGATCTACAACTGGAGGATTAATAAGTATAGAATTTTCACCATTGGAGATAGCTTCAACAATCATATCGAATATTTGTGCTACTGCTGCATAGTTACATGATTCATAAATACAAATTCCTTCATTTCTAGTAGTACCGATTATCTTATACTTAGGAAGTTCTTCATTAATTTTAATACCATATATATCATGGGCAAATCTAGCTTCACGATCATTTCTAATAACAGTAATCATAAAACTACCTCCCACTTAAATTAATTTATAATATCATTATCAGTTAATACAATTCTGTCATTAGCAGAAGCAGTTTTTGGAGAAGTTAAATCAATAACTCTTATAAAATCATTTTCAACTAAAGACTTACTAGAATCATATGTGTCAGATACCCAAGTACAGAAACCATGAGCATAATTTGCATCTGGAATAGCTACAAAGAATCTATGCATGATAGGAGTTCTTCTCTCAGTATCTTCTTTAGCATATACCTTTAATTCATAAACATGATTTTCAATAGCTTGCCATGCAAGTTCATCATGTATAAAATCAGAAAGAACTCTTACAACCTGATTTGTAACAGAGAGATCTTCTACAGTAACGGTATACTCATTTGCAGCACAATTCTGTACATTTACAGAAACTACAAACTTCATATCGACATCAAGATCTCTATTATCAGAATCTGGTTCGATTGGTTCTGGTTCATTATTAAAGTCTCTACCAGACTTAGCGAATCTCATATCATATCTACCATTAAGACGAACTGCATTAACAAAATATCTTACACCATTATCCTGAAGAACAAAAGTTGTCTGAGGGATAGACTTATCAAGTTCATACCAAACACCATCGTAAGTTTCTTCCTTATAATACCAGTTAAAGTTCTCAACTAACTTATAGAATTTATCAGGAATCATGAAGAAACTCCATTCACCTGCTACATCCATATTAGTCTTAAATACCATGCTATCAAGGATACAATCAAGTACATTCTTCTTTACAACAATAGTATCTCTAGGATTCATATTAGAGAAAGTAGAATGGAAATTCTTAGAAATCATTGTTCTAAGAGCATTTGGTGAAAGCTCTTTGATATTTGATTGAACAGATTCACCCATTGCAAAGCCACCATTACCATAATAGATACAAATTCTATCTCTAAATGGAGGAGGACATGGTGGGAAGAAAGGTGGAACTGGAGGTTCTGGTGGTAATGGACGAGGACAAGGAGGAGGACAAGGAGGAGGACAAGGAGGACATGGATGATGATCAGGATGGTGGTGATGATGATGTGGTGGTTGATATGGAGGATCATAAGGTGGACATGGAGGTTCAGGTCTAAAATGATCCTTACGATGTGGAGGATATGGGAATGGATGACAATCAGGAATTGGACAAGGAGGAGGACAATTATCCTTTCTAGGCTCAAATCTAATTACGTCACCATCATTCTTTGGAACCTTACTATAATCAATCTCAATATCTGTTTCATTATAAGGTGGATAAGGATTTGGAATTCTAAAAGGCTCTTCAGCATATCTAGGCTCTCTAGTTAAATTTTCAAATACATCATACCAAGGATTTTTTCTTGGATCACCAATATATCTTGGATCAATATCACTATCTGGAACATGAGCATCAAACTTGTCATTCTTATAGAACCAAGGCTGATAATGATCATAAGGGAATGGTGGGAATGGTCCAGGACAAGGAGGAGGAGGACATGGATGAGGCATTGGAGTATCAGGAATCTTTTCTAAGTCAATATATCTCCAACCTCTTCTACATAAATAAATAAAGTTATCGAGATAGTTTTGAGCTTTATATAAATCTTTGCTTCTATATGTAGCGAAAGACTGTGTTAGCTCAGAATTAGTATATAATACTACATCATAGAACACTTTATCGATAAAACGAGGATCTCTACGAGCAGGTAAGTTATGAACTGCCTTTGGAGGGTTAGGATAAGTTGTTTTTGATATCTTAACTCTAGCACCATATACGGTAAAGATACCGACATCATAACGATAACATGTAACACTAAATGGCATCATATATATCAATCCTTTCTATAATATTTAGAATATTTCTATAAATGACTGTTATCTATCATTTAAAATTAGCTCCGATTCTAATTGAAGGAGTTAAAGGCTCGTTCAATTTAGAAGCTTCAAAAGTAGAACCTAATTCTTCATTTAAAAGATCTTTAAACATAGATTCAGTAATAAAATCATTTCTTAAAAATGCAATATCTTCTTCTATACCTTCAATATTATAGCTTTCAAATAGATTTAAAATAGAATTCTTATCTAAAAGCATTATATTTTCCAAAGATTCGTTAACAGGTTGCTGTTCTTGAACATTTTGCTGTGGATTTTGATTATTATTTTGCTTTTTATTCTTTTTATCCATAAAGAAGCCTTTTACTTTTTTTCCTACATTAGATATAGCATTTTTTGCTCTTTTAAAAATACCTTGTTTTTGCTGATTTTGCTGTTGATTTTGATTATTATCATTTGCTGGAGGATTTTGCTGTTGAGTATTATTTGTTTGAGCATTTTGCTGTTGAGTATTATTTGTTTGAGCATTTTGCTGTTGAGTATTATTTGTTTGAGCATTTTGCTGCTGATTTTGATTTTGATTATTAGCATTTGTTTCATTATTATTTTGTCTTGCAATTCTATTCTCTGCAGCAGTTGCTAAACGCTTACCTTTGTCAGAATTTGCATCTACTTCATAAGTTTTACCTTTAGCATTGACTCTTTTAATTACTTCTTTTCCTTCAGGACCATTTTCTCCAGCTTGTTTAGAGCCTAATTGCATACTTTGAGTTTTATTTGTAACTCCATTTTGATCTGCGTATGTAGTAGTCTTTGTAGCATTAGCCATTTGGTTATTTGCTTTATTTTGTGATAAAGATATACCTGCTACATTTTTAATAGCACCCATAGTGCCACCGCTAGCTTGAGCCATATTTTTAAGGTTAGTTCCCATATTTTTAATACCAGTTTGACCACCATTAGCTGTAGCATAGGCATTACCTGCATTATATGCTTTCTTAGCAGCTACGGCTGTTCCTGCTACTGCAGCACCTGCAGCCAATCCGCCCATTAATTTCTTAAAGAATCCTTCGTTTAATAATAAATTTTGCATATATTCAGTTTTTGTTAAAGGTTCTATATCATTAACTTCACAATTTTCTAAATATGCATCATATGATTTTAAAATATAATTTTCGCAAACAGAGATAGTTTTTTGATCAGCTGGATTATCAACATCACACTCGGCTAGTCTAGTTACACATTCTGCCAAAATCTCTAATTTCATGAAAATCACCTTCCTTTTTTAATAAATAAATTATAAGAGATTGTTAAAATTATAAAAAATTTCCAGATTATGTTAAAACATAATCTGGAATTATTTTATTTTTTAATAGGTTCACCATATTTTTCTAAAGTAGGCATTAATATTCTTTCTAATTGTAACCTATTCTTACCATCTAAAATACAGCCAGCAGCATATTCATGACCACCGCCACCGTACATTCTAGCAATTCTAGCACAATCGATATCTTCAAGTACTCTTCTAAAATTTATACTACCATATTTAAATGATACATTTACAATATATTTAATATTATAACGAATATAAATTTCTTTTCTATTAATAGCTTCTCTAATCATATCACAAATTAAAGAAGTATTATCATCACTTCTGATTATAATATATTGGCAATCTGGATGAGGGAAACCATCTTCATCAATATGATCAAGTACTACAGACGTCATTAATGCTTTTTGATAATCTCTATTAATTTGATCCATTAATTCTCTTAATATAGTTTTTTCAGTTTTATTGAAATAAAAAGCTAAACCATCTTTTTGAAGCTGCATTAAAAAGAATTTACTTCTATTCATATGAGAAAATACAAGATTAAGATCCCTTGCAATAATATTATTATTATCTTTCCACTCAAAAGTATCCCAATCATGAACATGCTTTAAATAGCTTGAAAGCCATAATTTAACATCTTCAATTTTATCAGCTTCTGCTCCAATAGTTGCCTCTGTCCAAACTCTAGATTGATTATTCTTAAAGAAATTAAATAATTGATAACTAGCACAATAAGATAAATCATTATAATATTCAATTTTTGGAAAAAGCTCTTCAACTCTTCCTCTGAATGTTATTTCACTATCTTCATGATGATCAATAAAGAATATTTTCTTGAATATACTAGATCTACCCTTAGCTGGATCGTTTAATTTAATTGTGAAATCTCTTAGTGGTTTATAAATATTATCGTAAAAATTTTGTTTTGTAAAATTTAAATCAGTAATAAAAACAAAATCAAATTTTTTTATACCGTCTTCATTATCAATATCAATAAAATCTTTAATCTTATAATATTCATCATAACCAATAAATTCTATATCAAATGTAAAATATTTAGAGTTATAAAACTTTCTAAGAGCTAAGGCACAACTTACACCATCCAAATCATTATGAGTGAACATTTTTACTCTAACAGTTGTAATATTAGAGATAATCTCTATATCCTTCATAGTCATATCCTCCTGTATGATAAAGTTCATTATTAAACTCTCGATCAATTGCAGAAAGAGCTGAAGGCTTATCAAATAAATCAACAGACTTAGATCTATCTACTGGATTCTGAGTTAATAATTTCAAAATACAATTTTGTTTATCCTCACCCATTTTAATAAATCCATTAGACTCAAAAAATCTTATTTTAGATTCTTCAGCTTTATTAATAACTGCTTTATTTGCTGAAAGACTCGTTTTTGCCATTTGAAGTAAATCTTTACCAAATCTTAATCCTTGGTATTTTGGATTAATTTCAAAAATAGTAATAATATTATGCTCATTTTTACTTTCAACTTCTACTCTAGCAACTTGATTATTAAATTCATCAAAAAATCTATAACCTCTTACTCTAATTCTATATGCTTTTGGAGTACCATATTTATCATCATAATAATGATTATAAAAAGTTTCATAACTTTTTCTTGTAAACTCAAGAAGCTCAATAGGTTTCTTAAGATCTTCCATCATAGTTTTCTTTTTAGCTTTAGCTATTGCTATCTGCTTTGTCATTGGATTTTTAATACCTGCAAATCTACTTTTCTTAACAAATTTAGGCCTAGTTAATGATGGAGCATTAACTTGCTGACCATTTTTATGACCTACTAAACCAAATCTAGTCCAAGTTGGATGAGTTGAAGTATAAGTTTTTGGACCACTTCGTTCATTTAAAATTTTCATAAATAATTCATCTCCTTATATAAAGTAATCTAATAATCCAATGTTTTTTGTAAGAACTTATTCATTATTAATATATTTAAATTTAAATTTTTAATATAATATTTTATTATCAGGCAATTTAAAGGAGATGATTAAATGAAGGTTATGACTATGAAACAATTCTTACAGAATCCATCTGGAAGCTATTCTGCAAGTTTTGCAAGAAGAGATCTCATAATTGCTAATCTAGAAGATCGTTTTGCTAAACTTTATCAAAAAAGAAAGCAAGATTTTAAAATAAAAGTTTTTAGAGGATCAAATAAAAATGATTTCTTTTTCTATATTCAAGTACCAAGTGAAAAATATGATAAGATTGTATATGATGTAGTAATACAATTTACACCATTAAATATATCAGCAATGTCCGCTCCAAATATAGATAATTATGGTGTAAAAGTATTTAGTAATAGTTTAAATTTTACATTTACATACTGTTATTGGTATAACCAAGATGGAATTGTTATATCTCAGTTAAAAGACAAATTTTCTGGAAAAGCACTTACTGATAAACCAGTAGTTAAAAATAATGAAGGTATTTATGGTTTTGAAAAGTCAGTTTATTTCGCAATGCTTTTTATTAAATATAATGAACTTAATAAAAAAGCAAATATACTTAAAGTATTGGATAATAATATGACAATTGCTAAATTGAAACCATCTATTAAAAGTGCTAATTCAAAGATTATTGAATATAATCTTACTAAAAAAGCAAATGGAGATGAAAATAAAAAAGCTAAGAAAAAAGGATTATCCAATCAACCATTTAAGCTTTAAAATATATATTATATATATGTCGAAAGACAAACTACGAATTAGGAGGAATATAATTTATGGCTACAAAAGGATTAAGTACAGAAGAGCTTATCGCAATGTTTGATAGCCCACTCGAACAATATGAAGATGGCACATATGAGTATGCTGTTTTTGATCAAGACAGTCATTGCATTTGTGTCAAATTTGATAAAATCTTTGATCGAGAGGATATTAAGCAGCATAATATTTTCAGAATTCAGCATAAAAGATATTATTCTGAAGGAACAGCAAACAGTTCTTCAAAGCCAATGCTGCCAACTATCTGTAATGATTTGAATTATATTTTCAATCAGAATAATGATTCAATCAGACAGTATGCTGCATTTTCAATGAAGATTGCTTTGAAGGATAAGAAACCATATCCAGTTGAAAAATTCAAGGATGATATCTATGACTTTATCGACTCTATTAGAGAAGATATTGTTACTTATGTTGAAGAGAATTATGAACTTAATTTGAGTGAGTCAAATGACAAAATTAATACTGACCTGCAGGTAACAGATGATATGAATAAAGTATTTATTGAATCTGCTATTGGTATGAGAGCTGTTATTCCAATTGTCTGCGATTATACTAGTAATGAAAAAATCGATAAGATCTTTTATGAGATCTTTAGAAATATTATGATTAAATTCGCAGAAATCGATAAAGATAATAACAATCCTCTAACTAAACTCAGATCAATTGTTAGATCAAGAGTTGAACAGACTAAGTACGCTAATAAGAAAATCTGGAGATTTATTAGTAACTATACTACAGATATGACTATTATTTGTGAACAGTTCAATGTTTCTCTTATTGAAAGTATTATTCCTAAGCTGGATATTAACAGATCTGCAATCAAGTATATTGATGTAGTATTAAGAAAGAAACTTGAATTTGCTTTTACATTTAACTTTTCATATGAATATCGCCCACTAAGAAATCTTGAGAACGATGATGATACTGATGAAAGAGATCGTTTAAATGAAACTATTTTCACCAGTAGAAAAAATGAAGCTGCATTAGTTCTTAATAAACTAACAATTAAGCAGCATATCGGACAGTATATTTCAGATAATGATATTACTGATTCTGATATTAATGAATTTAAAAAAAAGAATCTGAAGAATAAAAATCTTAATAATATTCAGAACTATTTTCTGTTTATTACATTTGGAAAGATTTTTGAAGTAAATATTGCAACAGAAGCAGATAGAGTAATTCTTCTCTATGAGCTTATTAATGACTTAAAAGAACAGGGATTTTCTGAAATTCCAAAGCTTTTATCAAGTACTGTTGAAAATCAGGTTGATATCAGAAATAAAGTTCCTGCAAAGAGACTTAAATCTCAGGATGGTTTCTTAAAGATTGTTAAGAAGTATGAGCCTGTTGTTGATATTATCGAAAATGATAATTTTATCGTAAAGATGACAAGTTTTAAAAACTACAATTATTTTGATGAAAATAACAATCCAGTTACTTTCAATCCAAATAATTTTGAAAGAGAAATAATTAGTTTTATCCTGTCTCTTTAATTTATTATAATTCCTTAATGCCTTAAAAATAAAGGCATTAAGGAATAATTTTTTATAATAGGAGGTGACATAATGATAAATACTAATTATGATTTTACAGTATATGAATATCTCAAGAAAAATTTAAAATTATGTAATATCAGTACAGATAAATCAGAAACTATTGTAAGATGCCCATATTGCGGAGATAGTTTAAATTTAAATCATGCTCATTTGTATATCAATAATAATCCGCCTTATAAATATTATTGTCAGAAATGTTCCGTTACAGGAATTGTAGATAGTAAGTTCTTAAGAGATTTAAGTTTGTATGATCCAGAAATAATTGAACACGTTACAAAAAGTAAAGCAAAATACATCAAAGATCTTAATAAAAAGTATGGAAATAACTTTTTAGAAATATTTAATAAAGAATTTGATGTTCTACCAAATGAATTCGGTAAAAAAGAATTACAAAAGTTGAAATATATTAATAATCGTTTAGGTATTAGTATAGATACTGAAGAACTTATAAGTAAATATAAAATCATTTTAAATATATCGGATTTCTTTGAGAATAATAACTTAACAATGAATAAATTCTATAAAGACAATTTAGCTAAATTACAAAATAAGTATGTTGGATTTTTATTGAATGATAATAATATGATATGCTTTAGAGATATAACTGGAAAACAAGAAATGAGATATATCAATAAAAAGATATATAGTGAAAATTTATTTCAGAGTAGAAAATTTTACACTATTGGAAATTCTATTGATTTATCTCAAGAAGTATATAATTTGTATTTAACTGAAGGAATATTTGATATATTAGGTGTATTCAATCATATATATGATTGTAAACAAAATTCTAATGATTTATTTATTTCTTGTAATGGTAAATCATATAATTTTGTATTAAAATACCTTCAATCATTAGGTATTTTAAACTGTAATGTTAATATCTTTTCAGATAATGATGTCTCCAAAGAAAAAATGATTAATATGGTCAAATATAATTATATTACTAAATTTAATGGAGCAACTTTATACTATAATACTATTGGTAAAGATTATGGTGTAAAGAAAGACGAAATTATATTGTCTGAAGGATATGAAATATAGGAGGAGATTTGATGTTTGAAGATATTGAAAAAATATTAAACACTAAGAAAATTCGTTATGACTATATGAATGAGCTTTTCAGAAAATTTAGAAAAGCTTTCATTCCAAACTCTACAATAAATATTTTTATAGATATACCATCAACTGTAAAACAGCTATATAACCCTGAAAATATTAAAGGATTATCTGGAACTATCAATAAAAAAGATAAATATATTATTGCATCAACACTTCTTAATATGATTGGACATTACAGACATTATTTTGCAACAAGATATCAGTGTTATACAAATATTGTATTTATGTATAATTCTAAAATTGATAGTAAAATCAAAAATGATATCGATCCAGAATATAAGAAAACTTATTATGAAAAAAGATTTCTTTTAGAGAATCCGATATTTGCTGATTTAAATCTTATTCTTAAAGACAATTATAAGATAATGAAAAGTATTATTGATTTTCTTCCACATTGCTATTTTATTGATAGTACTTATAGAGATTATCGTTGTATTTTTCCTTTTATGATTGAACAAGAAGAATTTGAAGATAATATCAATATCATTATTACTACAGATAAGCTTATGTATCAAAATATGCTTATTGGTGAGACTATTATTCTTCAACCAAAGGGTGATAGATCTAATGTGCTGACTTCTAATTATATTATATCTGAAGTAGCTGGAAATTCAAAAACTATTCAAAATAATCCAGATTATCTTACAATTAATCCAGAAAATATTTTGTTAATTGAAAGTATGATAAATCATAAGGATTTAGACACTACTGGTATAAGAAATTTTAGTTATTTAAAGGCTATTACATTTCTTAATAAAAATGATATTGATATCAATAATATCGTTATCAATCCAGATTCTCTTAATGAAATTTTTAAAGGACTATTAACTAAAGATGAATTAGATAAAGTAAAAACTAATTTTAAAATTTATAATAATTTTTACTTATCTAAAAGCTATGAAAAAGATCTTGAAGTAATGTATGCTTCAAGTAATAAGTTTATTGAAGATTATGATGAACTTAGAAAAACAAATGAAGTATTTTTCACTAAGCATCCTTTAAATTTAGATTTTTACTTCAACGGAGAGGTTGATTAAAATTTAAATTTTGGAAAAATAATATATTATCATTTTAATTTTAGGAGGAATAAACTATGAATAACGTAAAAGTAGGTAGAAAGTATAGACATTTCAAGGGTGACATTTATGAGGTAATTGCAGTTGGATATCATTCTGAAACACAGGAAAAGATGGTGGTTTATAAAGATATTGAAACTGGTAAGGTTTGTATCAGACCACATGCTATGTTTACTTCAGATGTAGATCATATTAAGTATCCAGATGTAAAGCAGAAGAAAAGATTTGAGCTTATTACAAATAATAAGAAGAAGAATAGACGAAAGAGAATTCTAAGTAATATTAAGAATGAAAGAGCACTTAAGGAATATTACGATTCTTATTTTGATAGTCTTCCATATTGTGAGGCAGATGATGATACTGAAGAATATGAATTTACTAATGAAGAAAAGCTCAAAATGGCAGAAGATTATGAAGCCTTTATGGAATCAGTAGCAAAGGAGAATCCAACTAATGGTTAATAAAAAATCTTGGGATGAATTTAGATCTTGCGGATTATTCTGGTTTGTAAATATGATTATTCATACATTCGGATGGGCACTTGCTTACGAAGTTGATGAAGACGGTAAAATTAAAACAGTTTATCCAGCAAGAGTTAAATATAGAGGTTTTCCTGAACACACAAATTCTGAAGGATATATTAGATTATCTAATTATCTAAAAGAAAATATTGATGATATTGCTAACGAAGCAAAGGAGTAATAAAAATGGCTAAAGAATTTAAATATGATGTATTAGCAGAAATTGGTACTGTCGAAGAAGGATCAAGACAGGACACTATTGTTAAGGTTATTTCATGGAATGGTGGAGATCCTAAACTTGATATCCGTAAATGGAATAAAGAAGACGATAATATGGGAAAAGGTATTAGTATCTCACTTGACTGTGTAAAGAAGCTTATTGAACTTTTGAATCAAGTGGAAGATTCATATGAATCACCAAATGATTCTATTGATATGTAAAAATAAAAACCCCTAAGAGTATATTAACTCTTAGGGGTTTTACAAAGTTATATATCAATAGGAGGAAATAACTTATATTAGATTGTTTTATTTGAAAAGGAGAATTAAAATGATTGTTAAGTTAAATATGCTTATTAATAATAATGCAGTTAATAATATTGACAGATCAATTAACAAGATTTGTTCATATATTGGCTGCAATAAAAATGAGCTTTATTATATAGAAGGAATTAATGATTCTTTATTTACTCCGTCTAAAGTATTTTTAGAAGAAGACAGTATTTCTTATTGTAATAATCGTGAAGGTTACGCATTTGTCATTTTTAAAAGTAAAGAAAATGGTAACTGTTTTATTATTAATGAAAAATTTGTTAAAGACTTAAAAGTAATTGATAAAATAAGTAATCGACTAAAATAAGGGGTGATATATTATGAATTATTCAGAAATTTTTTGGACTGATACAATTAATGGTGAAGGTTTAAGAGTTTCATTATTCACAAGTGGGTGTACTATTAGATGTCCAGGTTGTTTTAATACACAAGCTTGGGATTTTAATGCAGGTGAAAAATTTACTGCTGATGTAATGATTAATATTCTTGATCATGTATTTAGCGATAAAATTAATTACGCTGGCTTATCTCTATTAGGCGGTGAACCTCTTGATAATATGGAAGGATTAACACCACTTCTTGAAGAATTTAAGCATATGAACAAAGTTAAAAAAGCTGATAAAAATGTATGGATCTGGTCTGGAAGAGATTTGGATGTTATACTTGAAGATAAGAAGAAAGTTGATTTTCTTTTCAAATATTGCAATACTATTGTAACTGGTCCGTTCATTGAAGATTTAAAAGATCTTACTCTTAAATTTAGAGGAAGTTCCAATCAGAAAATTTATACTATTGATAAGGAGCATCGTACTTTCACACTTAGAGAGGATCTTTAAGGAGGACAGACATGAGTTCTTTTAATGATATTTATGAAGAAAATAAGGATATTTATATTTCTTATAATGAATTTAATAAACATACAACTAAAGAAAATTTAAAAAAGAACGAGACAAGTATTGATAAATTTATTAATTATATTCTTCATGAAGATGATTATAAACTTATAGAATATAAATTAAATCAGCATAGATATGCTTCTAAATATAAAGAATGTAAAACTGAATTAGTCAATCTAGCAACTAACTATTTTGATACTTATAGAGATACTATTTATAAAAAAAGTGTATCTTATCAAAAATATAGATTCAATATGAGATTTAATTTTGCAAAGTTAGATTATTGTAGACAAAATTCCTTTCAAAAAGATATTGGTAATCTGAATAAAATTTTTATTCCAACTAATGCATATTATCTACTTAGAGTTCTAGAATATATAATTGAATATTATTGTACAGAAAAATACTATTATGGAAGAGAAGTATTAAAAATTCCATATCATAGCGTAAAAATAAAATAAATTTTAAAAGGATAACCCATTATGGGTTATCCTTTTTTTTTTTAGTATTAAAAATAATCATTAAATATATATTATAATTGTGAAAGGAGGTATTATTATGAATAAAATTAAAATTAAAATGCCACCACTTAGTGATAAAAGTGGAAATCTAAGTAATAAGGAGATTAAAAACTTCTTCAAGACATTGAAAAAATGTCTTGAAGATCATAAAGAAAATAAGACAGCAGAATAATTTCTGCTGTCTTATTTTTTTTTTATATTTTTATGATAGATTCATCAAACTTATTATCATTCATATCAATAAGATTATTATAATTTTCAAGAGTTTCATCTGGAATATAATCTTTATATTTTTTTATGAATTTATTTACATCACCAAATACACTTTCAAGTTTAATAAATATCTTTCCAGCATGAACTAATTCATGTGCTGTTTTTGAAAGTTTTACTAAACCAACTTCATTTAGTTGATGTAACATTAATACTTCATCTATTATATCCATTGATGTAAATTTTTCATTATTAAGAATTCTTTTATTCATACAGATTTCAACTATATCGTAAAGAGTAAATGGATAGTGATGATATTCAAGAGTTAGACCATCTATATCATCAGATAAATTACCAAATACTGAACATGAATGTAAACCTATTTCATTATTAAGATGACCTAAATAGTGTTTATATTCTTTAGACATTCTAATTTGTTTTTCTACATTTTTAATAAAAGCTTTAACTTCTTTAGCTTCTGACCATTGTGTAAAATAAAAACTACCAATGATATTTTTACTATCACCTTTTCTAGCGATAACAACATTATCTTCTTTATTCAATGAAATAATATTATTTACTTCATTTGGTTTATTTATTTGTTTCATATACTCACCTCATTTATATTTTTTATAAAATATAAATTGCTGTTTTTACATATAATTTTTTTAAATATATATTATTTTAGTGATTAGTTGTAAGTTTCTTTTACCATTAAGGAGGGATGTGTATGCTTAAGTCTGCATCTGTAAGTTTGATCAACGCATTGAAGGAGAATTGCATTGAGTACAAGCAGTCCACTGAGATGGGCGGCTATCAGTACTTTGCAACGTATCCGAACGATTTTGGAGTAAGCATCATTAAGCACTTCGGTTCTTATGGTGCTAACTACGATCTTTGGGAGGCTGCTGTTATGAAGGGAGGTTCAATTTGTTACGACACTGACATTACCTATGACGTGGTAGGCTTTCTCAGTGATGAGGATGCTGTAAAGCTCATTCAGGCAGTGCAGAGGTTGGACGAAAATGGCAAGCTTTCGGAGGATGACCCTTACTTGGCTGGAGAGGAGGATGAGGGAGTTTAACTCCCTCTTTAATATTTAATTTACAACTAACAAAAATTTACTTAAATACAATAAATGAATCTTTAGGAGGATTTAATTATGAGTGCAAATTTCAGAACATATGTAAACGAAATGCAGTCTCACATTGACGACATGGTGAAGGACGGTTTTCTCTATAGTCTGGATATTGAGCCAGATTATGTTTGGGAAAAGTATCTGGATAATTACCCTTCTGGAAGTAATGACATCTTCAGAAAGAGACGAGAGTTCGATTGCTCTTGTTGTCGAAGCTTCGTAAAGAAGTTTGGCAATGTTGTATCTCTTAAGGGAGGTAAGTATACTACAATTTGGGATTTTGAGGCTGAAGAGCCTTTCAATTCTGTTAACAAGCTCATGTCAGATATGCTTAAGGGTCTGATGATTAAAGACATCTATGTTCCCGACAAGAGACAGACTCTTGTAGGAACAGTTTATACCGTTGAGCTGTTGGAAGATTCCTCTACCAGAAGATGGAATCATTTCAACTACAACACTGACAAATATCTTATTAAGTTCAATGATAAGTTCAGAGTAATGCCGTCTGAACTTAAGTCTGAAGTTACAGGTCGTATCAGAGATGATAAGGCTGTATTCAAGAGATCTCTTGATGAAATCTCTATGGATGCTCTTCAGACAGTTCTTGAACTGATCGCTGCAGGTAGTATCTATCGTGGCGATGAGTGGAAGAATAACCTTCAGGTTTTCAAGACTATTAAGAAGGATTATGATTCTCTCACTAGCGAATATGACAAAGACCTGTTCGCTTGGGAGCAGGCTGCAAATGTTTCCCCTGCGGTAGTACGAATTAAGAACCATTCAATGGGTAAGCTCCTTACAGATATTACTGATGGGATTGATCTTGACCGTGCTGTAAAGGCATGGGAAGATATGGTGGCTGGTCCTAACTATAAGAGACCAAAGCCTCTCTTCACAAAGAAGATGCTGGAGGATGCTAAAAATAAGCTTGCAGAAATGAACTATCTCGATAGTCTTAAGAGAAGATATGCAGTTCTTGACGATATCTCTGTAAACGATATTCTTTTCTGTGACAGAAATGCTGCAAAGAGAATTAAGGGTACAGGTGACATTTTCGATGAAATGGCTTCTTCTATTCCAGTGAATCCTAAGAGTTTCTCTAAGGTAGAGGAAGTAAATATTGATACATTCGTATCAAGTATCCTTCCAACTGCAAAGTCTATTGAATTATTCCTCGACAATAGACTTACAAAGAATCTTGTAAGTCTTATTGCACCTGAGATTCCTGGTAGTAAGTCTATGTTCAAGTGGAATAATCCTTTCTCTTGGGCTTACACTGGCAACATTACAGATTCCAATATTAAGGAAAATGTAAAGAATGCTGGTGGTAACGTGACTGGAGATCTGAGATTCAGCATTCAGTGGAATGATGAGAATCAGTGGGATCAGGATGATCTCGATGCACATTGCATTGAGAGATACAGTGGAAGAAAGAAATATGAGATTTATTATGGCAATAGATCAAACAGTTCTCCTAATGGTGGTAGACTTGATGTAGATATCATTCATCCTACTAAGGGTGTTGCTGCTGTAGAGAACATTTTCTATAGCACTAAAGATACTATCAAGGACGGAACTACATTCCAGTTCTTCGTACATCAGTTTACTAACAGAGGAGGAAAGACTGGATTCAAGGCTGAGATTGAATTCAATGGTCAGCTTTATCAGTTCGAATATAGAGGAAATATTCCTGATGGAGAAAACATTCAGGTTGCTGAAGTAACTTATAAGAATGGAGAGTTCTCTATCAAGGAAAAGCTTCCTTCTACTATGAGTTCTAAGGATCTGTGGGGTCTTACCTCTATGCAGTTCCATCCTGTTACAGTTATTATGAATTCTCCTAACTTCTGGGAAGGTTCTTCAATGACTGGTAACAAGCATTGGTTCTTCATGCTTGATGGAATGGTTAACGAGGAGAATCCTAATGGATTTTATAACGAATTCCTTGTTCCTGAACTTGATAAGTATCGTCATGTTACTGAAGCACTTGGTGAAAAGCTGAGTGTTGTAAGTGCAGACGATCAGCTGAGTGGTGTTGGATTCTCTAGCACTATCAGAAATAATGTCATCCTTAAGGTGACAACAAACAACACAACAAGAACTCTTAAGGTGACTTTCTAAGTCACCTTAAGTTCTTTATATATTATTAAGGAGGAAAATATTATGGATATCAATGAAATCTTTGTAAAGGCAACAAGAGGCAAGTATCGTTATTCATTTAAGGGTCTTATTTCTACAGAAGATCTGTGGGATCTGACTCTGGCAAACCTGAAAATCATCTACACTAATGTAAAGGAGACTCTTTCCACTCTGCAGGGTGACGATGATAATCTCTTTGCTGATACTGCGGTAGATAAGAAGACTGCTGCAACAATTGATGAACTTAAAACACAGCTTGAAATTATTAAGTACATCGTAACAGTTAAGAAAGAGGAAGAGACTGCTCGTAAGAAGGCAGCTGAAAACGCAGCTCTTAAGAAGAAGCTTACAGCAATTCTTGCTGATAAGCAGGAAGATGCTCTCAAGAATCTTTCTGAAGAGGAGCTTCTTAAGAAGATTGCCGAACTCGGCTAATTAATAAAGAGGATAACCCTTTATGGGTTATCCTCTTCTTTTTTTTTTTATCTTTTTTGAAGTTTAACTTCTTTTTTAGTAGTTTCTGTTACTCTAAAACCATTTTGTTGATATTTTATTACAATATTTATAAGACTATTTGGTAGTGTGATTGATTGTGCGTCTAATAAATTAATAGAATTACTAATAATAGTATCTACATCTTTACTTTTAATAAATGTATCCATCACTTCAAAATATATAATATCTAAATTTTTATCTAAAGCTACGCATCCAGCATATTGACCGTTCTCTGAATATATGAAACCTTTAAAAACATTTTTAAACTTTAATTTTTTTAAATTATTTTTCTTATCTTTATAAAGTTTAAGATGAGTTTCATTTAATTCAAATCTTTCCAATTTATTTCACTCCTTATATAATTAAAATATAAAAATTTTGTTTAAACCGTATTAAATTATAATCTCGATAATATATTATAATTGTGAGAAGAAGAAAATAATAATAAAACTTCTATCTCAAACTGAGTTGGATTATAATAAAAAACTCTCTCAGCAACAAAAAAAGAGTTTCTTCAATTGCAGATGTTCGAGTAATCGATTTCCTGGTTGAAGTTTATATGATCCAAAAGGAGGTCATTATGATGTTCACAATTATCTTTACACCAGAGTGGAGCAACTCAATTTTCGAAGGTCTCAGGATTGAGGCCGAAAACGAGATTCAGGCTGTTGCTAATGCGGCCAGGATGTCCAAGTATTCGAAGGTTCTCTGTGTGACAGAAGAACCTGGTCTGCTGGAATATTCCAGCAGCAACGTAATTCCGAGTTCATTCCATTGCTCGGATATACCACTTGTAGCATTGTATAAAAATGGGAATGTGAAATTCACAACAATCGAAATTCCTATCACTGATAGGAATAGAGACAAAAAGAAGTATGATGAGGAGGACTTAATCATGGCAGTACGAAATATACTGCTGAGAAAAAGTGGAAACAAAATACCTCCAGATCATGTACTCGTTGGCGATCGTCACGTTGAAGTGGCGATAGGCGACTGTTATTCGGGGTACGATGATTCCATCGAGCCTTATCATAATCTTTCATTTAAGTGATAGATAAGTGATAAGGCTTGATGCTTTAATTTATAGTCCAACCCATTTATGGGTTGGACTAATTTTTTTATTTATTTTTTAATCTTTCTTGTTTTATTCTATCTTTTATTCTAATTTTTTTAAGTTCCATATTATTGTCTATAAGATAATCGTGTAAATTATCATTTGGTGTTAATTTACCAATCTTCAAATCATTAGATAATTGCTTTTTAGTGCTAGTTTGATACATATAATCTTTAGTCATAAATGGAGTTAATAATCTTCCATCTACACCAATATCTTTTTTAGTTGGTATATAATTATCATCAACTATTATACAATTTTTCTTTAACATATCAATCGTCATTTGATATTTTTCTACTTTAGAATAATCAATATCATCTGTCTGTCTTATAGTAATACAATTAGGAGTATTAGAAGAGTGTCCTAGTCCTAATTCCATATCACTGTTTAACTGAATTGTATAAATATAAAATTCTAATAATTTTTTATTATATTTATGTAAATTATCTTTTAAATAATTATACACTGATTTAGTAATAATCGGATTTTGAGAATTCTTACAACCTAAAATAGTTACATTTTCATCAATTTTCTTTAAGGTTTTTAATACTTCAAAACAACCCCATCCAATAGCTGATTTATATTTAGTCCAAGTATATAAAGAAAATCCTTCTTCTTGAAATATATTTCCAAAATCTAATCCAACGGATTTTAATTTTTTATAATATTCCTTAGAAGCATGATAAACTTTTATAGGAAAATTAATAGATTCATTTAAATACTTCATTGGATCATTTTCTTTGTTTATTAATAAATAACATTTTCCATCATTAGTGCAAAATTCTAATTCTGCTGTTACTACTTTATCAGTCCAAATTTCATCATACATTTTAGAAATATCCTTAGTATAACCTTTATATAAAGTCCAATTATCTATTGGAATTACAAATTTTTTAATTTTTAAATCATTAAATTCTTTTTTAAGTAATTTTTTTAATTCATCATAATTATATTCATTTACAAAACCAATATAATAATCCATCGTTGTTCTAGTCCAGTTACAACCAAAACCGATTAAATCATCTTTATCAGTTAATTTACCCATACAATCCCAAAAATGACCAATTGTATTATATTGATCTTCATTTTTTAAACTAAATTCTTTACCTATTCCAATAAATGTAATAAAATTATTTTTTGAATTGATAACTAAAGGTTTATTATTGTTTTGATATTTTCTAATAATATTTATAAATTCTTGAGTGGGATTTACAGGTTCTTTATAAGTTTTAATTAATTTTTTGTAATTTTCTCTATTAGTACAATTGAATAATTCAAGAGATTTTTTATCTGAAATTTCTTTTTGATTTGAATTCATTTCTTCCCAATTTCTCATAATTCTTTCAAGTTCTTCTTTGGACGGTTCTTTATGTATTAATTCTATTCCAGTTTCAGCTCTCCATTTATGTACTGGATCTGATTTAAGTTTATTATACAGATTATTTCCATATTTTTGTTTAATTTCTTTTAAACTCATAGGTGGTTCATATTCTTCATTTAATTTTTTATTTAATTTAGGCATTTTTAAAGTTTTATTGAATCTATATCCATTCAGTTTCATCCATTCTTCAATATCATCACCTGGTTGTAATGTTTTATCAATATTAATAGCTTGATACATTGCTTTTAAAAATTCTTTATCTTGTTGGATAAAATTTTTATCAAAAGCTAAGTTCATTATTCCTCTATCTGGATAATTTTCTTCTTTATCCATTTCAATAAGTTCTTCTAATGATTTAATATCAAAATATTTATGAAAATTATTTTTAGTTAATGTAAATTTATGAAGTTTAAAATCATTAATAGGTTTATCAACTGTATATTCATCTAAATGAGTAGTATTTCCTATACCAACTTCATTTATAGGTAATTTAAATTCATATACATAAAATGGAATAGGTTTTGAAAGTAATTTATTAAAAACATAGTTAGAATTTTCTGTTGTAAAATGACCTTTAGATATATTACAATCAAATCCAACTTTTTTTAATATTTTACCATCTTTTTCAATATTTCTTCTATATTCTCTTCTAAATGCTTGAAATGCGGCCCAATTTTTAGCTTTATTAAATTCTTTAAAACAGAATATAGACCAGGAAGGTTTTTCAAATCTATTTCCAAAATTTATACCAATAGGTTTTACAGTTTTAAATAAATCTGGAGAACCATGATATAAAGTAATTTCTTTATCAAAATAATTTTTAGATGCTATTCGTGTATATAAATGTTCATTAAAATATTCGCTCCAATTCATAATCTCACCTCTTTATATAATTTCATCTAGTCTTATAAAGCTATGATTATCTTTCCATACGTCATAATGACCTTTTTTACTAGTATCCCAATATTCACCAGAACCATGAATATGTCCATGTATATTATTATTATAAATTTGAGGGTTTACCCATTGTTTTGGATATCTATAATCTTTAAATGAACACATTTGTGAATTTATTGGAAATCTAGAAGATAATGTATGATCCCAGACAACTGGAATGTGAGTAAAAATAATATTCTTGTATGGTAAATAATCTACTACATAAATAAAACCGCATTCTTTATAATAATCATTCGAAAGACAATCATGATTTCCTTTTACTAAAATCATTTTAGCTTTTATAGATTTTAAAAAATTTTTTACTTTTAGATTTTGTTCTAAGGTACATTTAACATGACTTATATCACCTAGAAATATAAGAACATCATTTGATGATAATTTTTCACATTCTTTTCTAAAATGTTTCATTTTATATTCTGTATCAGGCTTATTATTTGATAATTCACTTTTAAAAAAGTGTACATCTGAAACTAAATATATTTGACTAGGTTTTTTATTCTCAATAAATGTTAAAGCATTTTGATAATCACTATCAATATAGCTATTCATAGATTCACTTCCTTTACATATAAGATATACATAATGTAAAGTTCTTTGATGAATATTTTAACCGTATTAAAATATAATGATAAATTTATATTATAATTGTGAATTTTCGAATACATACACGAAAGGAGGTGTTAGAATGAAGAAGGTTCTGTGGTTCAGCCGTCACCTGATGACCGATGAGCAGCTTGCTTCTTTGAAGCGTAAGCTTGGCGAGATCGAAGTCGTTCAGGTGAACAAAACCATTCAGTCGGCAAGAGAGCTGTCTAAGGAGATCGAAGAGTGTGACATTCTCGCAATTGTTGCACCGATTGGTCTACAGGCAGAGTTCCTTAGACTTGCAAATGGCAAGCCCGTAATCACTGCGGTGAGCGAGCGTGTCATCGTAAAGTCGGAGGACGGCTCTGAGGACAAGGTAAACTTCATTTTCAAATGCTGGGAGCAGTTGGAGAAGATCGAAGTCGTTAAATCCTTGTTTGCAGACTGATGGTTTCGGCAAGACGAGTAAGACTCCGAGTTTATGTGTATAGCTTGGGAACAGAAAAACACAAGGTTTATATGTTGTACCAAAACAACTAAATTAACAAAGAAGGGTATCAATATGATACCCTTCTTTTCTATATATTTTTTTTTTCGTTCTTTTCATATATTAAAGAAAACAAAGTGTTATATAAATATTCTTATGAAAGGAATGATATTTATGAATAACACTGAAGGATTTGTAGTGTGTGAAGAATTTACTGCTTCAACACCTTCTATATTAGCTGATGATAATAGATCTATTACATTCGAAGCTATTTTACAAGAAGCAGATGCTCCTAATAGAAATAAAAGAATCTATGGTAAAGATGTTTTATCTGAAGGACTTAATAATCCTACTGTAAGAGAAAAAATTGCTAATAAATGTTTCTATGGTGAAGCTGGACATCCTCTCTCTACAGATATTAAGAGACAAGCATATATTGATCAGACTAATATTTCACATATTGTATGCTCTACTTCATGGGAAGGAAATATATTAAAAGGTATTGTTGAAACAGCTCAAACTGCTACTGGCATGGACATGAGAGGTTTAATTAGACAAGGATCAAAAGTATCTTTCTCTATGAGAGCATTAGGTAATGTTATTAAACAAGAAGGTCAGTATAATAGAGTATATGGTCCTTTAATGATTATTGCTTATGACTGGGTTACTATCCCATCTCATGATAAAGCATATATGACTAAAACTCTTTCAGAGTCTGCTAGATTAGAGCAAAATGGAATTTTAACTGAAGGTCTTATCAACTTTAATATGTCAGATTTAGCTGAATATGTAACTAGAGAAGATAAAAGAATCAATGCTATTTGTGAATCTCTTGGATTTGTAATTAATGAAGATTTTTCAAATGTAGATGTTGATAGACGTAATAAGCTTCTTTCTATTAAGGAAGGTAATGAAACACTTAAACTATTCTTAAAGAATTCTGTTGTTAATGATATGGATAACTATTTCAAATATAGATTTTAAGAGAAAAAAAATCGCATATGGGATTTTCCCATATGCGATTATATTAATTAAAGCTCGTCAATGTCATAACCATTGTCAAGGAATGCGGAATAGTAACCTTCGAGATAAGCCTCAGTAGTATCATCTTCATCATACTCATCGTACTCATCATAATCGTAATCCTCATCCTCATCAAAATAACCCATCTCATCAAGAGCAGTAAAGTAACCCTCAAGATAGATCTTCTCAGCAGTAGAAGAACCAGATGCAGAACCAGATGCACCAGCACCTACGCTCTTAGAACCTCTAGCGCTCTTAGAATCCTTCTTAGTAGAGAAATCGAAAGAAGTAGATCTACGCTTACCAGAAGAAGCAGACTTAAGAGTTGCAAGAGCCTTCTTGTCAGCAGCAAGCTGAGCCTTAATAGCCTTAACCTTATCTGGATTTAACTGATTACCATTCTCATCAGTACCAGATGCAAGCATTCTTTCCTCTTTAGCAATCTTCTGCTCAAGCTTCTGAACAGCAGTAGTCTTCTTATAGTGGATAGAGAGTTCTGAAGAAGAACCCTTAGCAGCAGCCTTAGCTGCTCTCTTAGCATTCTTTGAAGCAGACTGAGAACTTTCAGATCTAGTGTTCTTTTCCTTTACAGGAGTTGCAGCCTCAGCTAAAATCATATCTAAATAATTCATAATTCATACCTACTTTCTATAGTATTTTTAATATTAGTTTGTTTATTAACTTAATTTAGGAATTAATAGTCATACTCATCGTATTCGTCATACTCATCATAATCATCGTAAGACTCTTCAAGAGCTTCGATCTCACAAAGAGCTGCATAATAACCATCAGCATAAGACTCATTAAGTTTAGTAATAATTTCATTCTGTCCATTTATATTTCTAGCAGCCTTATCTCTGATTTTTCCAGCATTCTTAGTAACTAAAGCAGTACCACCAGCAGCAGCACCTACAGCACCTGCAGAAGCACCAGCAGCAATTGCAAGCTTCTTATACTTAGCAGCCTTAGCCTCATAAATCTTCTTAGCTCTAGGATCCTTTTCTTTAGCAGCAGCAGCAGCATACTGCTTTGCCTTCTTAGCTAATACAGCAGCAGAAGCACCACCAGCAACAGCAGCACCACCAGCAATACCAGAACCAACATATGCCTTCTTCTTATTAGCTCTAAGCTTATCCATAGCATCAACTACTTTTTCGCTTCTCTTTCTACTAGCCATAGCTCTATTAAAAGCTTTTTGTTTTGCAGTCTTCTTTTCTTCTAACATATAATTCATAAAAAAAACCTTCTTTCGTAAAATTTAATGTAATCCAAAAATGAATTTAATAAATTATTGTTAATGTAAGGTATTAGTAATCATCAATATCGTGTCTCATATGTGCCTTATCTATAAAATCTCTTCTTCTTCTATATACTTCTGAGCCAATAGTACTACCCATAGTTGCCATACTACCTAAAGCACCTAATGCGGCACCACCTGCCATACCACCTATAGAAGTTACACCAGTAGTCATTGCATTCAATGCTGCAGCATTTCCAATAGTACTACCTATACCAGAAACTAATGCTCCACCAGTAGAGACTCCAAACTGTCCTAAATCTACTTTAGCTTTTAATTCATAATATTTTTTTCCTTCTTTAATAAATTCTTTTTCAGGTAATGGTTTATAATCTCTTTTAGCACAATAACGCACATATTTAGGATATAGACGTTTAACTCCCATAAAAGAATCGCCTTTTTTAAGTTCTGAATTAAACCATCTAAATAAAGGAGGACCAAAAAAAGTACCACCTAAACTATGATGATTTAAATATTTAGCCGTAGTTGATCCTTCTAAGAAAGCTAATGCATCACAATAACCTTCTATAAAAATTTGTTGAGCTAAATAATCCATTATTAGTTACCTCCTCTCAATTTTAATAATTATTAGTTTATCAACATTCACTTATATTTTAAATTAGTATTAGTGAGGTGATAAATAATGTCTGAGTTATCTACAAAACAAAGGAATAACTTAAAAAATTCTGTTTTTGGAATACCTTCATTAAGAAAATATCCATTAAATGATAAAGAACATGTTTTAAAAGCAATTCAGTTTTTTCATCACTGTCCTTTAGAACATAAAAAAGAATTAGCTCATAATATTAATAAAGAAGCTAAAAAATATAATATTTCTATCTCTCAATCTTCTAATATATATGAATATTTAAATGAATCAGAACAAATTGAAATAGATTTAATGCAAGATGTTTTTGATTTAGAAGAAGATTTATATCTTGTTGAAGCATTTGGAATGAATGAGCCAGAAGCTAAAGGATCTGTAGATACTGCAATTAATCTTTGGAAAAAAAGAAAGACTTTTGTAAAAACTCCAAAAGATAAACAACGTATTCTTTCAGACTTAAGAGCTGAAAAAAATGCTATTGATACAATGCAGAGACAAGCTGATTTTAATGGTATTTTATTAAGAGCAAAAGCTACTGCTAAAAATATGAGTAAAAAAATAGCATCTGGTGATTATGATTCTATTAAAAAGATAAGAGGTAAAGCTGAAGTAAATGCTGGAAATAATAGAAGAGTTGGTAAAGTATTAGCAGTAGGTGCAGCAAGTGTTGCAGCAGGAGCAGCTATTGGTGGAGCAATGGGTAAAAGAAGTGCTAATAATAAAGGTAATGGTAGTTTTGGAACTAAAGTTAAAGTAGGAACAGGTATTGCAGCAGGAGCATTAGCAGGTAATGCAGTTGCTATGGGAACTATGGGAGCTACTTTTGCAAAGCAAAGAGCAGATATGCAAAAAGCTAAAGATCCTGATAAGCCATTAAGACAACATGCTGAACGTTATGCTAACTTTATTAGTAGTTTCCAATCAGAAATGATGGAATATCAACCAGGCCAAGAAGAACAACAACAGGGAGAAGGTGAAGATTAATGGGAAAGTTTTTACAAGAAGATTCTTTAGAGAAAAAAACGTTAAATAATTATTTTGATGGTTATTTAGACACTACTGAAAGATATTCAAAATGGCTTCAAGGTTCTCCTACTTTTGTAACATATTATTCTATTAATCTTGAACAATCAACTCAAGATCAAGGTCTTAATAATGTTATGGAAGTAGTTGGTGGAGAGTCTCCTGTTAAATATAATAAAATAGAAGATTTTCCAATTTATTTAGATGCTGATATGAATTTTAATACAAATCTAGAAGAAGATGCTGGATTTGACTCAGAATCAGAAGGAACTGCTATTATATTACCTGGAACGATTGTTCCACAAAATGATGATTTAATAGTATTTGAAATATTAGAGCATAAACATGTTTATAGAATTTCTAATGTTGAATATTCTAATACTAGTATTAGAAAATTTTATAAAATAACTTTCTTTGTTTCACCTTTTGATGTTGAAACTCTAGATACTAGACAAGTTAAAGATGAATATAGTGTTATTTATAATAATATTGGAACTGAAGCTGATCCAGTTATACCTAAAAAAGAATTTACTTTTTTAGATGATATTGATAAGGTTTTAGATTATCTTAGTGAAAGATATATTCGTTTTTATTATGATAAAAAGATAAATGCTTTTATCTATAATTATGATAAAATGAATATGATTATTCATGAATATTATAAAGATAATGGTATATATGATCCGAAGTTAGCTTTATTTATAAAAAGGCATAACTTATTTATAAATAAAAAGACTTTTCTTAAAAATGTCTATGTTGAATGTCTTTTAAAAGATAGAGACTTAGATTATGAAAAATCAATTTATTCATTATTTGAAACATTAGATACTGATGAATTTGAATATCCTTATTTTTATTTTATTCCTATTAATGAATCAGTATTTAGTTTAATGCAAGATAAATTTCATGAATTAGTTCATAATAAGACAGATGTATATAAACGTTTTAAAATAATTCCAGATGGTAAAATAAGATCTGGACAATTTACATCTGTTGATTTAATTAAATATGTAACTGATACTAAATTAATAATAGATGATCTACCAATTAACGAACAAATTATGATTATTTATTTAAGATGCAGAAAGTATGAAGAACAAAATAATATAACGGATTATCTGGAAGATATAGTTAATTTATCTAAAAAAATTAAAATTGAAAAAGATTTCTATACTTACATTCAGATACCATGTATAATTTATATATTAAAAGAAATTAAAAATATAATTATACATAATACGAACTATATTAAATAAGAAAGGGTTGAATATCTATGTTTAATTCATTAAGAAACGAGCTTGATAAGATTGCTTTAATGGAATCTGATGATTTAGAATTTTATAATGATCATACTGTAGATGGCGACGAAGGTCCTGCAGACGATGAGCTTTATGATGATCTTGAGGAAGGCGAAGAGGAAGAAGAGTTCGATGACCTCGATGATGGTGAAGCTATCAATGAAGCTATTGATATGATTATAAACGAAATGCTAATAAATGAAGCTTTAGAAGATGATGATGATTATGACTATGATTATGATGATGATAGTGATGATTATCTTAATGAAGAAGAAGCTTATGGCGATGACGTTTTCGATGATGATTATGAAGATGATGATTTCGAAGACGATGATGACGAAGTCGATATGGACGAAGGTGTCGTTGGTGATGGTAAGACTGTAAAGGGCGAGCCAGATGACGATGAATATGATAAAGTTGATATCGGTGGAGTAACTAATGCTATTCATGGTGATGTAGATCTTAAGGAAGATATCGAAGATGATGAGGAAGACGATCTTGATGAGCTTTTAGAATCTATTCTTTCTGAAGGTGATGAGACTAACGATCTCCGTGGTACATCTAGAGACATTTATGGTGATTCTGCCGATATGCCTTCTGGTGATGTTCCTCCTGCTCCTCAGTATTCTAAGGTTTCTGCAAGAAATAAGGTTGGCGCACCTATTGGTAATTATGGTGCTGATAATTATAAGGCTTTCGGTAAGGCTAAATTTAGCTCCGATGTTATGGGATCTATGACTGTAGATGATGATGAGTATGATGAAGAAGGTAATGCATATGATCTTTTTGCATCTGCTGGAAACATCTATGATGATGATGAAAATGAAGAGTATTATGGCTTAAGAAATAAGGTTCAGACTAAGAATCTTTACGGAAGACATAATATTGACAACATCAACTATGCACAGCTTGGTGATAGATTTGCTGGAACTAAGGATGCATTAGATGAGAGTGTAGAAGCTTTCCTCAGAAGTTTAGATTAAAGATACCGAAAGGAGTAAACTTATAATGAAAGTAGTTATTTATGATGAAGGATTTATTCCAGGTTTAGGAAGAGGTCCTTTTAAGACACCTATCGATATTTCAGAAGATAAATTCTATCTTTATAAACAAATGGGTTTAACTATTATTCGTGCAGATAAGAGCGTTCCTATCGTTGAAAGTGGAATTAGAAATAGAACTGTAACTAAAAAAGAAAATGTAAATATTCCAGAAGTTAAATCTGTTGAAGTAGAGCCTACTGTAGTAGAAACTCCTAAGTTTACTAAAAAAGTAGAAGTTACTCCAGAAGTTGTTAAAGAAGAAGAGGTTTCTGAAGTTGAGACTGTAGATGAGATTACTCCTGAAGTAGTTGATGAACCAGAAGTAGAAGAAGTTTCTGAAGAAGAAGAGACTGTAGATGAGATTACTCCTGAAGTAGTTGATGAACCAGAAGTAGAAGAAGTTTCTGAAGAAGAAGAGACTGAAATTGATCTTAATGCACTAACTAAAAGACAGCTAGTTGAATTATTAACTGAAGCAGGTGTTGAATGCAACAGTAATATGAATAAAGCTACTCTTTTAGCATTAGCTGAAGAAAATCTATAAAAAAAAAAGACCTTAACACTATTGGTGTTAAGGTCTTTTATTTCTTTAGTCGTTATAGTTATAATATCTCAAAGTGATATTTCTGTCTTTAGCTTTATTTTCATATTCCTTATCAAAAGGAATATTATAACCAGTGATGGGCATCATCATGACGCAGTTATTAATATTATCTCCACTATTATCAAGGTAATCATAAATATTTGAAAGTTCATCATCAAAAATGATTGATACATTTTCAATATCTTTAATTACATCAGATTTCTTTTCTCCAATATCAGTAAATCTGATTTCTACATCTTTAATGATTGGAGCAAATAATCTCTTGATACATTCGATTTTTTCTTTTTCAAAATTATCAAATGTTCTTGTTACGATATAGATCTTATCAAAGTTAAAATTCTTATATTTAAACATTGAAATAAGTGAATCGACTAATGGAGTAGCTGTTACTGTTCTATAAAAATAGTTAACCTGTTCATGATAGGCTTCCATAATAAATCTTCTTCCAACCAGCTGATCTTCTACACTAAGGTCTTCTTTAAGAAGCCAATCTGTAAACATATAGCATGGTCTTGTTAATGGATAATTAAAGTGAGTGCTATAATCATAATTTTCAGGGATTACATCTTCATTAAGATATGGCTTGAAAATTTCATAATTATCCATAATATACTTAAACCAAAGGTTTGTAGTATAAACTAAGATATCATCCATATCAACAACCATTGATCCAGGTTTAACTTCTCCTAATTTAAGCATATGTTATTCCTCCTTAGTAGATGAAATGTACCCTGCTAAATCGCAGGGTACATTATTTTCATTTTCGTCATTATATTCAATCATGCAAGGACAAGTTTGTCCACTGTTATAGATTGAAATTCTAGTACAATGTCCATCAACTGTTTCGTCAAAATATTTGCAGTCATTTACTTTATTAGTATGACCGACACTACGTCTGAATTTAGTGTAATTATTCATATTTTCACCTTAAATCTTAATAATATTTGTTGGAATTAAGTTTTCATTTACCTTTGGAGTCTGAATATTCAAACAATCCAAAATAATAGTTCCTGCATTAAGATGATCATAAACCATTTTTTCAGAATCTAAGAACGGTCTAATAAATAATGGAATTTCATTAAGAGTCTTTGGAAGACTAATAACATTTAAAATTCCACCCTTTACAAGAGCATGTTCTACAGTATCTCCATTAATAGTATAAGATACATTAAATGCTTCTTCAAGTTTTTCTAAGAAACCATTTAATTCATCTTTATCATATTCAATTTTATTTTTATTACAATAGTCAATAATCACTTCACGATTATTTTCCATATTATCTTCAATAATTACTTTTACTACATTTACATTAGTTGGAAGAGTTATTTCATTCTCAGAATAAAGTACATTCCAAGTTAAAATACCTCTTAACTGCATAACATTTACTGGATTTGCATAACCTTCAATCTCATTTGCTCTTGAAGGAATTGTAAATGTAGTTTCTCCTTTATTAAAGGAGTCTTTGATAATATCAACTAAGTTAAAATATTTTCTAATAATATTACTATAGTTGATATCTTTTGCAAGAATGATATCATCTTTAAGTAAGTTAGTGAAATACTCACTTACAAATTTATTTGTATTAGACTTCTTAATAGCAAGTCCTTTAAGATCAATTTTCTGTTTTTCAATAAGATTTCCTTCTTGCATTAAGACAGATGATGCATATGACTTTTTATTTTTAGTCATTAGTAGTCTTGATAGCATAAACTCATTTTTCATATTAATGAGAGGTCTATATTTCTCCTCAACAAAATGAAGTTTACCAAATTTAAGATATGCTTCGTTAATTACCTTTGTAATTAGATAAGTAATACAATTAACTGAAGCAACCTTTAATTCTTTACTATTATCTACACTTTTAATATTCTTTTTAAAGAATTCATATGCTGGCTCAAGATGTAAGAAATTTGAATCTGTATCTACGACTAAGACACTCTTACGTTTACCCTTCTTACAGAAATTAAATTTGTTAATATCGATATGATTATAGAACACCCAGTCTTTAACATAGAACCAGACACCTTCAAGAACTGCCTTATTGTATTCCCATTCTTTATTATAAAGCTCTTCAAGCTTTTTGTTACCCATATCTTCTTTACTTAGATTATTTGGACCATTTGGATTAAGGAATGGAATATCTCTACTGAATATCTTTTCAAATTCTTTATAAATTTCAGAATCTTTTAAAAATTTATAAAGTCTATTTTTATAATATACTTTATTAATTTCAGTTTGAGATAGAGTATCAATAAAGTTAATAATTGCTTTATGCTCACTCAAATCCATATGAATTGGTCTCAAATCATCTTTAGTATAAAAATGCTCTTCAAGAAATCCAATTAACTCTTCTTTAGAAACTTCAAAATCAATTTCAGACTCATATTCTTCTTCAATAATATTAGTGATATAAGTAATAACATCACTAGCAGTATAGAAGTGAACATTTTCCATCAAGAACTTTTCAAATGTATCAATTGCAGTCATGATGATTTCTTCACCACTTGCAGTAACAGACTCACCACAATCAAGATCTCTAAAGATTGAACCACCTGCAGTTAACACACCGTAATATGAATTCATGATTGCAGTCTTATAAGTTAACTGAATACAATCAAACATCTTCATAAGAGTTGGATCAAGATCATTGATATGCTCAAACTTTTGTTTCTTAGCTTTCTTTCTTCGTTTACCTGAAGCATCAAGCATTTTACTTTCCAATGCTTCTTTCTTAGCATGCTGTGTATATGCTGTTCCATATTTAGTTAAAATATGTCCTTTTTTATGCATGAAGCTTTCAAGTTTATTTAGTGGAACATCATTAACATCTCTACTAACTTGATCGAAGAATTTAATATCAAATTCTAAATTTGATGATTGTGTGTCTCTTTCTTCGATAATCTTATCCAATTTGGCTTCAACTTCTGAAAATTCCATATCTGGAAAAGATCTTTGTAGAAAATTTAACATTTTCTGTTTGTATTCTTCTAGTTTGTTTGTTGACATCATATAAATCAATCCTCCTAAACAATGTCATATATATAATATATAAACATACTTTTTTGTTATTTTCAAATTTAAGTATAACTAACAATAATTTATTATATTGATCTTCAATAATATACTTTAATATGAAGGGAGTTATTAATATGTCACAGTTTTTCGAAAATTACAATGCAGATAGTGTGATTGAGTATATGAATGAAGCATTTGATCTTATTTATGAGAATGCACATGCTGGAAGCAATGCTGCTCTCAATGAGGCAAATGTCATTAAGCTTGATAATCAGACTATGAAGAAGAAGATGATCCGTAGAGCAGAGTTAGCTGCTGCAAAGGCTGCAGATGACCCACTTTATCATAAGTACGTTAAGCATTCTAAGCTCAGAAAGCAGTATAGACGTGCTATTCATGAGAAGTATAATTCTAAGGCTAACATCATCTATAAGCAGTGGGTTGCTGCAAACAGAGATAACTAATAATTAATGTCGTAATGGTTTTTGCCATTACGACATTTTTTATTTTAATTATATATTATATAAATGATATTTAAATTTAAATTTAAATATCAATAATTATTTATTAACATTATAGGAGGATAACTTAATATGGCTAAGAAAAAATCTACTGAAAAAGTTCAAACATTGAATATTCAGGAATTACTTTCTAGTACTGAAGAAGTTGCTGGAGTAAGCTTATATGAAACAACTATTAAAAGCTTAATCCTGTATCTTACCGAAGACATTAATAGAAGACATGAAAAGTGTCTAGTAAGTTTCTCTGGTGAAGAAGCTAGAGAATTAAATCTCGGTCAGTATTTGACTTACATTATTATTCTTGAACCATTCTATGTTTATGACGAAGAAATTGATCTTACAGTTTTACCAGATGTAAGTAATATCAATGATGTAGAAAAATATTTTGACTGGTGTGTTTATCACTTTGGTATCGAAGAGAGTTATGAAAATATCGGTGATGTGCTTGTTGACATTATCGATAATCTTAATGAAATTACTTGTAATATGACTCAGAAATTCGGTCCAACATTTGATTTACACACATTTATTAAAATCGCAGAAAGAAATCCAAAGTTTGCTAAACTTTTGTATGAACCAGATAGCTTTATAAAAGAAAGAGGAGGAGAAGTTACTCCTGAAGAGATTGTTGATTATACACATAAGGTAATTGATGAAGTTCAGCAGTGTATTATCGATGATCCAGATAATAACTTTAAAAACTTTATTACTTCTGGTGCAGGTGTAAACTCAAAGCAGTTAGGTCAGGTATTAGGATATATCGGTCTTAAGCCAGATCTTAAAGAAAAGATTATTCCAAAGTCAATCGATACTAATTTCTGTATGGGTCTAAGAAATGTTACTGACTTCTATATCAATGCAGTTGGTTGTCTTAAGGCTCTTATTACAGTTAAGATTCAGACAAAGAATTCTGGCTATCTAACAAGAAAGCTTCAGATTCTTCTTAGTGATGAATATCTTTCAGATGTAGAAGATTGTGGTACAAAGCATCTTATGCCATTTACTATTGAAAATAAGAAGCATCTTCTTCATTTAAATAATCTTTATTATTCAATGAAGGAAAATGGAAAGAAGCTTACTAAAATTAATAGTAAGAAAGATACTGATCTTATTGGTAAAACAGTATATCTCAGAACACCTATTACATGTGCTTGTAAGAATGGTATTTGTAAGAAGTGTTATGGAGATCTTTGGAAGATTAATAAGGATATGAATGTTGGTATTATTGCGTCACTAATTATTACTAACATGATTACTCAGACTAATCTTTCAGTTAAGCATCTTCTTCAGGCAGTTATTCTTATTACACTTTGTCCTGAACTTCTTAAGTATTTCACTATTGAAATTGATAAGCTTCATCTTAAGGATGAATATATCGATAAGGTAAGCTTGGCATTTAGCAGAGATATTAGTTGCAATGAAAATTCTGAATCTCCTGAATATGAAACAAGTGTCATTACAATTATTGATGGAGATAATGTAATTGATATTGAAAATAATATTCTCTTTAATCTAAATCCAGAAATCAATGAAATTCTTTTCTCTGATCTTGATACAGATCTTGATAAGTATATTGTAAAGGGTAAGAAATTAAAGAACTTTGACTATATCTTTAATTATTCAGTTGAAAATAATTCTCTTTCTGGACCAATGCTTAAACTTAAGGAAATTATTGAAAAGAACGAATTTGTTAAGTCTCATAATGCATTTGAACTTTTCAATAAGATTGTTGAAATTCTGTTAGAGAGTAATTCTAGAACAGACTATGTTCATATTGCTCTTATGATTAAGAATATGATGAAGGTCGATGAAGGAAGAGAAGCCTTCGCAGGAAGTACTTTCCCAGAATATACTTTATATTCTGTTCCAGATGCAATTCACTATTGTTCTAAGAGTATTTCTAAACCATTACTTTTCGAAAGAATTAAGGATCAGTTACTTCTTGATAAGTATGGTACTCTTGAAAAGCACGGATATTCAAACTATGATGTACTTCTGAAGTAAATTATTAGATGGGATAAGGTTTTTGCCTTATCCCATTTTTTTAAATTTAAATTTAAATATAACAAATTTATATTTAAATTTCTGAAATTTGGAGGTTAGATATGAGTAAGATCATAGATGGCAAAATCATTCTATACCCCACAAGAATAGTCATTGAACCTTATTTAGAAAAAAATTCAATTATTGAAAATTCTTTAAGTGTATATGATAAAGTTACTCACTCATATGGCTTTCAAGCATTTATTAAAGATGAAGTAAATAATCGATTGATTATTCCAACAGGGTATTCAGTTAATTATCTTTTAGGTATGTACCCAAGCTATAAAGTTGAAGATAAACGTAATTCTATTGAAAATTATATTGCAGCTAATAGAAGTAAATATAAAATCAAAATGAAATACGATTGTAGAGATGATCTTCAAAGAGAAGCTGTAAAATTCTTAAATAAAAGAAAACCTAGAAGTAAATATAAGTATATGCAAAGATTTCTTTCTCTTAAAACTGGAGAAGGAAAAACTTTTTGCTCAGTAAAATATATTGCTGATAATAAAGAAAGACCTATTATATTTGTAGATCAGGATTCTTTAGGACAGCAATGGAAAGAACGAATTGTCGAATATACAGATACAACTGAAGATGAAATCTTTTATATTTCTGGATATAAATCTATTAATAAATTGATGAAAATGTCTTCAGATGATATTTTAAAAATTAAGTTTTTTATCTGTTGTTACAGAACTCTTACTACAAATATTAAAAATAATGGAAATTCTAATGATATAAGTAAATTATTTGATAAAATCAAAATTACTATTAAAATATTTGATGAAGCTCATGTTGAGTTTACATCTATATTTAAATTAGATATGATTTCTAATTTAAGAAGTATTTATTTATCAGCTACTCCAAAAAGAAGTGATCGTGCTGAAGATAAAGTTTATCAAAATATGTTTAGAAATGTTACTAAATTTTCATCAGATACTATTCAAGAAGAACCAGAGAATTATCATAATATAATTATTTATACTTGGAATTCAAATCCAGATATGATGGATGAAGCAAATTGTCAAACAAAATATGGTTTTTCTATGTCAAGATATTGTGATTATCTAATGAAAAAGAAATATAATGAATTTGAAGAATTCTTATATAGTGTAATTTTTGATACAGCATTATCTAATAGAAAGAAAAGAAAACTAGCAATTTTATTTGGAACAAATGCTTTACTTGATAAATTCTATGATAGTTTGGTAGGATTTTGTGAATCAAATAAATATAAACTTAAAGTAAATAAATTTAATGGACAAACTAAGAAAGAAGATAAACTTACTTTACTTGAAGAATCTGATATAATCATTACAACGGATAAATCTTTTTATAAAGGATTAGACGTTAAAGATTTACAAGTAGTAATTAATACAGTTCCTTTTACTGCTGATACAAAATTAATTCAAACAGTTGGAAGATTAAGAAAACTTCCAAATAAGGAAGTTACTTTTATTGATATAAATGATTTAGGCTATAAAACTTTAAGATATCAAGAAGCTTCTAAGAAAACAGTTTTCTCTACATTAGCTAAAAGCTTATTTGTAGTAGATTATTATAAATAAATATATATTATTATTGCGAAAGGAGGATTCTTATGAAGAAATCCGAAATAGTAAGCAATTATATTGACCTATCAAATAAAATGGAAGGTTTACTTTCTGATATGAAAGTAAACTTTCGTAAAGAAATGAAGGATATTATCGGTATTACTCAAAATGATATGGATCGTTTTTCAGTAGAATATACTGATAATAAAACAAAGCTAAATCTAAATTATAAAGTAACAATTCCTATTATTTATCAAGCAGTAATGGGAGAAGATAATGAATCAGATGGAGTTATGTTAACATCTGATTTAGTTAGTGAAACCTATTCAGATATTAGAGTAAACGTTAATGACTATTTAGAGGTTATCTCTTTAGTACAAATGTCTGTAAATAATGAGCTAAAAGGACTATACAATGAAAGAGATATTTTAACAAATAAGTCTAAAAAGACTTTATGGAAACTCTTTCATCCAAAAGCAGATATTGCTATTAGCAATATTAATACCGCTATAAACGAAGTTGAAAAGATTAATAAAGAGTTAGACAATGAAAAAAATAAATTTGAAAATAGTAACATTATGAAAGATGTACTAAACTCTTTTGTCGAAGCTACAAAAACAACTTATGGACTAGACATGAAAATGATTGGAGGTAAATCATCAGATGAATAATCTTTATATAAGAGTATTTTATGATTCTTCCAACATTAAAGATGCATCTATTTGGAAAATTGCTTTAGTTGATGATGAGTCTAATATGTTATATATTGAGACTCTACACGACAAAGTAAGTGACAAAATTCCAGAATCAGTATATCTGGATTTAACTAAGAAATCTTATTTTAAAGGTCTTGTTGGAGTTGATACAACTCTTGCAACTTTAAAATTAGTTGATAAACTTGGTGGAGAAGGTTCTACTGATATTAATATCTTTGTAAATTCTGATGATAATATAAGAAAAAAGATAGTATCTTATCTTGATAAGTTCTTTGAAGGAGTGACAGATTTAAATATTTACTTTAAAGATTCTTTTGAAGAAGTACTGTTTTTTAACTTTATAAATTCAGAGTTAAACAAATTTAATATCACAACGATGACATTAGATAACAAAATCTGTGATCCACGTTGTGAAAAGTATGAAGAAATTGTGGAAAAGAGTATCACTCAGAGTATGAGTGAACTTGAAGGCAATGATGAGATGAGGTCTTTATTTATGTATATGAGAATCATTATTGAGGATCTATTACTTAAAGATCTCTTCACATATATTTTTACTGAATAACATTTAGGAGGAATTTATTATGGCAAGAAAGTCTATCGAAAAGGTTTACAACAACGTATTCACTGTTGGAAGAATGAGTCTTGAGACTCTGGTTGTGAATGGCTCCAAGAATAGCGAGAATATGAGATTAGATTCTCTCTATTACAATACTTTTCAGAGTGAAAAGTATGCTGATGTAGATCAGCTTGATAATCTCAAGATTAATAACCAGAGTTATCTCTGTCTTATTTATAGAGGTTATAACGAGGAAAATAAGTTTGAGTCAGAAGAGGTTTGGATTGGACCAAAGTATCTTGAGAATTTCAAGGACTTTCTCGTTGATGCTTATGAGCAGCTTAGCTCAGAATCTGATAAGATTTATGGAAAGAGTTCTGTAAATCCTGAGTATGAAGAGCTTATTATTCAGACTGGTTATGAGGAAGATGGCGGTGGATATGGTGACATTGATGGTCTTGGTCATGTAGTATACGTATATCCACAGGTATGCTTTATCGAAGAGGAGGCAAAGAAGTCTTATCCTGGAGTAGTTCTCGTTATTGAAAATGATAAGGGAGAGCAGTATGCACAGGAAATGTCTCTTAACACATTCAGACTTATGGCTATGACTGCAAGAGATTATAATCTCCTTCAGGATAGTAGAGCAACTATGATTGAAGGAATGCTTTATCAGCTTCTTTCAAGCGGTGGAGGTAGCATTTCTTCTCCTGGAAAGAAGAATCTCTCTAGACCTCTTAAGAGCAGAAATTCTGTAGTAAAGCCTCTTCAGAAGAGAAAGCCTCTCTCTGAAGTTATTGCAGAAGACAATGACGATGATGATGTAGAAGAGGATATCGAAGTAGAAGAGACTCCTGCTCCTAAGAAGAAGATCACAAAGAAGAAGACTCCTGCTAAGAAGACTAATAAGATTGCACTTAACGACATTCTTAATGAGTCTGAAGGAATGGAGCTTAATCTTGATGATGAAGAAGGAGAAGAGTATTAATGAAAAAGACTAAACCTAAGTTCAAACTGGACGAGGATTTAGCTCAGCTTATGGATGATGCTTCAGAGGTTTCAGGTAATTCTGAGACCTCTGAAAAGAAAACTACGGCAAAAGAAACTGTAGTCATTAATATTCCAATTACTGATACTGATGATGATATTAGTATCTCTCTTAAAAATCTAATCAATTCAAGTGGCATTACTAATCAGGAATTATACGATATTAAAGGACAGAGAAATGCCTATAATATGGTATATTCTTTTAGAACAAAAGGACAGCTTGGTATTGATAGAATCAAAGAGTGGGCTAAAATCCTTCATAAGAAACCAGTACTTACATTCGTAGATATGACAGATGAAGAAGCTAAAATTGCTGATGCAGAATTAGCTAATGACAAAAAAGAGAAGGACACAAAAAAGAAGAAAAAGTAAAAATAAAAGATAGCCATCTGGGAAATCCAGATGGCTATTTATTAAATAAGAAAGGAATGTATGATTTATGGCTAAAAATAGCAGCTCTAAGAAAACTGGAGGAGGATTTGGCTTTGTTGGAGGTTTGACTCTTTTATTCATTGGTCTTAAATTATGTAAAGTGATTAACTGGAGTTGGATTTGGGTAATTTCTCCTATTTGGATTACTGTAGCATTAGTTATTGGTTTATTTATCCTAGGAATGATTATAGGATATTTTTCAAAGTAAAGGCAATAACTCCTAGTATTGCCTTATAATAAGAAAGGCAAGGTGCTACATATGTCTAGAAGTTTTAGAAAGCATCCCATGTGGATTGATTCAACTATGAAAAAACATGGAAAAAGATATGCTAATCGTAAAGTAAGACATTCAAAAGGTCTTCCTAATGGTTCATATTATAAAAGATTATATGATTCTTGGGAAATATGCGACTATAAATGGCTTGCTGATAGCAAATCCTCAATAAAAAGTAAATGGAAAAAAGGTGATCGTGAAATACATGATACCTATAATAATTTACAGGAAGCTATCAGATTTGGTAGAAGAGGATTTGGTAAATAATTTAAAACCCTTAAGACAAACGTCTTAAGGGTTATTTTTTTTTTAGGAACATAGAAAAAAAAATCCTTAAGACAAAAAGTCTTAAGGATTTTAAAATAATTATTTTTCCTGATCTGCAGTAGTATAATTTACATATCTAACCTTATCAGCTATCCATTCTGCAATAATATAAACTACATATAATGTTGTAGCAACAGTTGTATAATTTGTTATATTACTTATAAAAATTGGGCCTACTAAACCAGCAATGGCCCAAGATGTTAATGATAATCCATGAATCTTTGAAATGTTTTTAGATCCATAAATATCTGACAGAAGAGAAGGAAGACAGCTAAATCCAGCTCCATATCCAGCAGCAATAACACAAAATGCGATAAATGTAATAGTAGGATTGGTCTTACCAATTGTAAAGATAACAGCTAAGGCTTCAAACATTGTTATGTATCGATAAATATCAATTCTTTTCTTAAGTTTATCTGAAATAGTTGCAATTACAATTCTTCCTAATCCATTAAATATACCCATAACGCTTACTAATAATACTGGATTCATCTGAAATGAATTAGGATGTTCAGCATTAGTATTAATCATTAATGTTTTTGCTACAGAAATTAATGCAATTCCTGAAGCAATATTAATAAACATAATTAGCCAAATCTTTCTAAAGTTTTTATCTTTCCACATTGACATCATTTTAAAATTAGAATTTTCAACTTCATCTTCTTTCCACCAAGAAGGTTTCTTAAGAAGCAAAGATGCAATAAACATTGGAATTAAATAAATAACTGCTAAATAAATGAATGTCTGTTCAAGGCTATAATGACTGATTAAATAATTATTTAACCATGCTGCAATGGTACTAGCAAAACCAAATGCACATACAGCAATTCCTGTTGCAAGACCCTTATTATCCTTAAACCACAACATAAGAGTTTTAACAGGTGTAAGATATCCAGTTCCTAATCCAATTCCCATAATAACACCGTATCCTAAATAGATAAGTGCTATTGAATTAACATGAATACCTAAAGCAGTTAAAAGTAAACCACTACAAAAGAAACCTAAACTTACTCTTGAAGAAACATGAATATTTCTTTCAACAAGTCTTCCTCCAAAAGCAGCAGACATTCCTAGAAAGAATATTGCTAAAGAGAATGCAAACTGAACAACTGAAGTGCTTTTGCCAATCTTATCGGCAATACTTGGAGCTAATGTGCTCCAAGCGTATACTGAACCAATTGATCCATGAATCAGAATTGCAGGTAAAGCACCATTTAACCATTTATTTTCTTTCATTTTTTTATCAAACCTTTCTTATTATTATATATAATTTCTTTAGGTAAAAAGTTTATACCAATTATTAACATGCTCTAAGAAATCTAAATCCATATAAAGTTTATCATAATTTGTTCCAAGTCTGAATAAATGAATTCCATGAGGTTCATTTGTAACATTTTTTGTAAAATCATCCCAATGTTTAATTTGAAAATCAATAAAAGCTTTATCACTACCTCTAAGGTACATTCTTCCAACCCATTCATTTAGCATATCATTACTAGGATATACTGTAACATAATTAATACCTTCATCCATAAGTGCTTGTCTAACTTCTAGATGAGAACTTACGAAGATAAAATCAACTTTACCAATATTTTCCTTAATATGCTGAATGTAATCATTAATAAAATTAGGATTTCTTACTTTAATAATATCATCTTTAATTTTATTAATATATCCTTCACCAGATAATAAATGAAGTTCAGAATTCCATGATCTTTTAATAGCTTCTAGTTCTTTAGGAGTTCTTTTTCTTTCAATCCAACTAAATTTAGAACTATCACTATCAAGTATAGAATATTTATCCTGATAGTTTTTAAATGCATATGATTTTCCACAACAAGGAAATGCACTAATTACAATTGTATCTTTATTTTCCATTTTCTTTTATCCCTTCTATATAATTTTCAACTAAATTATTTTTTTCAATATTATAAAATGTAAAAGTGTTTTTAGCTTTCATTTCTTTAATATAATTTTCTAAAGCACCTTTAACACTTTCTTCACTATAAAATCTACCATTTCTATTTATTGAGCCACTCATCTTACTTGTTAAATCGTTTAAAATTGAAATATCGTGTAATACAGCATTCTTCTTATCCATATTTACACCACCAATTTTACCTTTAAAACAAATGATGTAATATCATTTATTACATTATTATTAGATTCATCACGATGACAATGACCTCTAATGACTAAATAATATTTATCAATATTAGATTTTTGCATTTTAAATTGTTTTGCCATTGATGTATTTAATAATTTAAAACTAATATACACTTTATTTCCAATAGAAAAACAACTTTTGAATGTACCTATTACAGATGTTGGATTAATACAAAAATTGTTTTCTGGAAAAGGACCACCTGTATGAATAAGTATATTATTAGAGTTTACTCTTTCTAAAAAACTTTCATTGGTTAAAATATATGATTTTATTTGATCTAAAGTTATTTCATTTTCAGGAATTAACATAAGAGGTAATGTACATATTTCATCATCATTTTCCTCTTTTTCAATTAGTTTTTCAACCTTTTTATTAATTTCTGTAAAATGATCTTTATTATCAGTAGTAATTGAAATATTATATTTACCGTTAGTAAAAGTTGCAGTACTTTCAATCATTTCAAAACCTCCATTCTTATAATAAAGATAAATATTGATTTACTATACAATTAGTAAATTCAAAATATTTGAAAGGTTCTTCTGCTTTTAATATTTCTATCCCTATTGGTTGATATTCAAAATGTTCATAATGCTCTAAACTAATAATTGGTGGCGGTGGTGGCTGACCTACTGGTATACTTTTTTTATCATAAAGTTTTATTTTCTGTTTATATAATTTATTCATAAATATCTCCTATATAAAAAAAGAAAGGGCGAAATTAATCGCCCTTTCTTTATATTAATTAAAAATAACACTTTTCATAAGTTGTCTTTACATTCATAACAAGATCCTTGTCAAGAAGCTTATCGTGTCCAGTATAAGTCTTTACTTCATCCTTCTTTGTATCTGCAAGCTTAGCAGGATCAAACCACTTACCACAAAGAACCTTTGCAATTCTGATACCAGCAAGCTTAGCTCTTGTCTCTGCAAGAAGAGCCTTAAGTGAATCAAGAACTACTTCTGACTCAAAATCAGACTTATGAGAGAATGCTTCTACAAGATAAGCATCACCATTTGCTGGCTTTTCAATCATAGGCATATTCTTATCATCAAACTTAATTGAGGAAAGCTTGTTGAATCCCTTAAGAGAGAATTCAAATGATCTTGCCATATAATAATCACTGTCTTCTACAGAAGGTACAGAAGTACTGATACCGTTATAGATACCATTCTTAATTCCATACTCTTCAAGAAGAGCACACTGCTCATCAGTGTACTTAGTCTGCTCCCAAGTCTTCTTAGTATCCTTAGTGAGTTCCTTTGCAAGCTTAAGCTGTGCCTTATACTTATTTTCCTTTCTTACAAGGTCAAATACTGTTTCGATATCAGCATTACCCATTCCTGCATTAACAATTGGAATCTTAGTAAGATCAATTGTCATGTAAGTCTTATCGTCCTTACCTTCAATGCTAGTTACTGCATAATCAAAGTGCTTCATGATATCACTTGCTGTTCTCTGATTTACAATAACATTAAGCTCTTCCATGTTAAGGAATCCATCCTTTACAATTGTATGATTACGGAAAATCTTACAATCATATTCTGGATTAAGGCCAACATTCTTTGCCTGTTTTGGATTAATTGAAACAGTTCCAGGAATCTCAAAGCCAATTGAAATATTAAGCTTAGATGCATTATACGTAATATTTTCAATAGGTGAAGTATTCTCCTCATACTTCTTCTTGAACATATTGAAAGAGTCTGTAGTTGCTCTACCAATTCTCTTATAGTTGTTATTTACAACATAAAGATTTTCCTTGCTCTGTGTAAGAATTGCAAGAAGATTAACAAGACAAGGAGTATTTTCATCAGGTACATAATTTGCTGGAGCAGTACCCTTATTTCTATCCTTATTTCTGAATGCAGCATTCTTAAGCTTCTTCTTGAATTTTTCAATCTCATCAGGAGTAAATGCTGCAATCTGAGCATCAGTCATAGGCTTATCTGCAAGAGACTTACCAAGAATGCACATTGCGGTATATCTATCTCCAAAGCAATATTCAGCAAGAGCAAGCTTATACATAATAGCATCAATTCTTGTTGAGGGAATAGTCTTATTACCACCGTCATTAAAATCTTCGCCATTTACTGTTCCTGTAAGATTTCCACCATCATTTACAACAACAAACTGGTTGGTCTTCTTATCAATATGATTAAGAGAAACCTTTTCATGATACTTACTTACATTATTAGAAGTAAAATAGTAAATATCTGCACCAGGAATAGTGATCTCTACACTATCCTTCTCAAGATTTCTTGCTCTCTCAGCATTCTCTTCAAAAATAGTATGATACTCATCAATCTTTGAAGAATGAATGAACTGACCGAAGTTTGAAGTAGATGCCCACTTATTAAGGACATCTTCATCACAATAGTTGCCATAACCAATTGTGTTGAAGGCGATAATCTTATCCTTAATTCTGTCAAGTACAGCCTGTACTCTATTATGCTCTTCTGTAGTAGACCAAGGAGTAACAGCACAACCATCTGTAAATAGTGTTACAGAAAAGTTAGGACAAAGTGCTGTAAGTTCATCAACAATTCTTTCAGTCTCTTCAACTGATTCTGAGAAGCAAGTACAACCAACTGTACTCTTAAGAGAATCAAGAACTCTGAAAGAAGATTCCTGATTTACAGGATCATTCTTAATACCCTTAAGAACTGTTCTAAACTCTCCTGCAGATGAGAACCAAATTACTGTGTAATAATCAGTACTGTTCATCTGTGTGATAGTCTTCTTACAGTCTTCCATAAGCTGATCAATGCTATGCCACATTGAACCAGATCTATCTAGAATCTGGATGTGATGAATTGAGTCTGGAATCTTCTTCTCTTCTACCTTATCCTTCTTATAGTCAAGAAGCCATACACTTTTGTCACCACCAGCCACGTTCATGATTTTAGACATTACTTTAATACTCATAAATTAATTCCTCCTAAAAAGTTTAAAATAATATATGGTAAAGATTCACTTTACCATATATATAATATAAGTTTATTTTTATTAATCAAAATATTTACATATAAATAAATTGATATTTTCTTCATTTCCAAAGATTTCTACAAATAATGGAAGAACTTCTTCATCCCAATTACCATCAGCTAATCCACATCCATATTTATAAGGAATTGCTAAAGTACAACCATTTGGAAATGCATGTTTAGCTTCTTCTTTGATTTTATTAAAACAAGTTTTAATTCCTTCAAGATCAGTATGTCTTTCATTTCTAAGATTTACTCCTCTTTGTGTAAAGCAATTAAGAATTAATTGTCTTTTATTTAATTTTTCATTGTATACTTTACAAGGAATAAATTCTCCAATAATATCATTATTTTTATTCATTGTACAGAATTGTTTATATGACATTACTGCTTCTGGATACTTGGTAGAAATCTGTGCGGCTAATCCTGCTCCCATAATACCAATAGTATTAACCTGATGAGCAATCATATCTACATCTTGTTCTAATATATCTCCTTTAATAAAAGTAACCATATTATCAATCCTTTCTATATATTGTATATATAAAGGTGTTTCACTTTTTCTTTTTTAGCTCTTCTCTAACTTTCATTAGAATTTTTCCAAGATGATTTTCTCCGACACCATTTACTGTACCCCAAATGGTATCACCCCAATTATTACCCTCTTCAAGAATTATATTTCCTGTTTTAATTAACTTTTTTGCAAGATTAGGATTTTGTTCAAATTTAGCTTTAACTATTTCATACATAATTGGAAATTTAAGAGTATCCCAATTATCTCTAAGTCTAACTTTTCTTCCTAACTTTTTTCCTTTTTCTGGTTTAAGTGTTGCAAATTCTTCTCTCATTTCAATGTCAGTTGTTTTTTGTGCTTGAAAAGCACATTCTGCATTACGATATTTAATTCCATCATAAATTATTGGACAACTATAAAAATTACTTAAAAAGAAATATTCATCTCTAAATGAATCAATCTTTTTCATAACTTATCCTCCTTGAAATTTTGATTATAAATATGAGTTATTTTAAAAATTTATTTTTAATCGTATTAAATAATCATACCAAATATGTATTATAATTGTGGTTGGGAGAACTCTCACATACTTAGCTGACCGACTTTGTATGTTCCCAATACAGTATAGGTCAATGGAGGTACTATTATGGTATCCAACATCGTTATTTTCGAACGGTCAAAGGTGGCCGTTCGAGAAGCGCTTCAGGCTGCCAATAAAATGGCTAGTGGTCTGAAGATGCTTCAGACAACTGATATGCCAGGAGATTATCCTCCTGCATATCTCATTATTTCCGATGAACTGACTGCGCAGACAGTTTGCGCAATTAGCACTCATCGAAAGAATGATCATTTGGTTTTAAGAGTATGGTCGCCCTTTACCGAGACTATTGTTAATGAAGATGGTAGTCTCGGTAAAGATCAGCCTCATTACGATTTTGAGTACCGTAACGAGGCTGATTTCGATGGTAATGCCAGAGAGATTGGTCGGTTAATCTGGCATTATAACAAACTCCTGTGGGATTGGCATATGACCTATTCGCAGGACTTTGAGTGTTTTGATCTTGACAAAGATTAAGTAAGATCAAAGAAAGTTTATACCTTGTACTTTAAAACAAGGAGTTTCCTGTATACTGCGATAGGGCAACCAAGTAGTATACTGAAAATAAAAGAGGTTTATGCACTGTACCTCTGCGGTGAAAACAGTGAGTTTAAATGATGTGATAGAGTAGGCGGTCCTCTATCACATCATTTTCTATATTTTTTTTTATAAAAATTCTTTTTAAATATATATTATTGCTATGGTTATAATAACCAAATATCTTTAGGAGGATTGAAAAATGTACAATTTTTATCATGGACCAGAAGATGAAGAAAACTACAACGATGAGTTAGGTTATCCAGATGAAGATAACTATGGAGACGAAGATTAATATAAATAAGTAAGGAGAAAATTTATTATGGCTGATATGAATATTATTAATGTAGGTACTGAGTTTAATATCTACCGTGCAGATTCTGTAAAGACATTTAAGAAACTTCCAACACAGATTTATAAGATCTGTTTTCAGAAGTTCAAGGGATTCTACCTTGATACTTATCAGGGTCTAGACATCAAAGAGAAAGTCTATGGTGTCCATCAGAATAAAGTAAATAAAGTGATTAACTCATTTAATCATTTTGAAAGAAGCCTTGGTGTAATCCTGTCAGGAGATAAGGGAATTGGTAAGTCTCTGTTCTCAAAGATGCTTGCACAGGAGTGTCTTAAGCAGGATATCCCTGTAATTGTGGTAGATGCATGGTATCCTGCAATTGCAGATTTTATTGAGTCCATCCAGCAGGAAGTGATGATTCTGTTTGATGAGTTCGATAAGACTTTTGGTGAGGTTAACACTCCTGAAGGATCTGCAACCCCTCAGACAGAACTTCTTAGTCTCTTTGATGGTATTTCAACTACTACAAAGAGATTATATGTCATTACTTGCAATGAGCTTAGAAAGCTTAATGACTATCTAGTAAATCGTCCTGGTAGATTCCACTATCACTTCAGATTTGAGTATCCAACGTCTGAAGAGGTAAAGCTTTATCTTGAAGAAAAGGTTGACCCCAAGTATCATGATCAGATTACAGATGTAATCGGATTTACAAAGAGAACTGATATCAACTATGATTGCCTTAGAGCAATTGCTTTCGAACTCAATATGGGTTCAACATTTAAGGAAGCAATTAGAGATCTTAATATTCTTAATATTAATGACACTTCCGCTTATACAATCAAGGTTTTCTTCGAGGATGGCTCTTCTGTAACTCGTAAGAAGTATAGAATGAATCAGGACGACGAGTATGAGAGCAATTGCTGGTTCAGTCCTGATAAGGGAGAAAACGAATTTATCTGCTGTGAATTTACTCCATCAGATATTGCTTGGGATGAGAAGCTGTTTAAGTATGCTCTTATGCCAGATCAGTTCAAATATTGGTGTGACGAAGATTATTGTAAGGATGATCCTGAACTCTTCAAGTCATACAACAACAAGAAGCCTATCTACATGACATTTGAAAGAGACTTTAAGGTAGATAGAATGCACTATGCTCTTTAATTAGTGATAAAGGGAGAGTTTAACTCTCCCTTTATTTTTTATAAGAAAGGAATGATTTGTATGATCCAGAAGGATAGAATTGAAAGAGATATCGATGAAATGACAATGGCACAGATTAAGGTTTACATCGAAGATCTAAAACAGACGATCTATCATATGGCTGAAACAATGGAAACTATCAATAGTACCTATAAAATGGTACAAAATGATCTTAACGAATTTTCTGGTATCAAAAGTGCTAAAGATCCAAATACTGTTAAAAGAGTAACAGGTTTTAATGCACCTTTAAAGAAAAGTCCTCCAACTAATTTGGATGAAGCATTCTCGAATGCTACTGACGAATCTTTGGATGAATCATTTGATCCAGACAATCCAGATGAAGATGATGAAGTAGAATTTGGAAATAATTATCCAGACTATGTAACTCATCCAAATAAAACAGATAATGAAAACGATGATATACCTAACAGTCAATATGTTGCACTATTTAAATATACAGTATTAGGAGATGCAGATACAGCTATTATTTCTCCAGATGGAAGATATTACACTGTATTTTCTGTAGAGCCTGATAATTTTGCAGAAATTGAAAGCTTTACTGAATACTTACCATATTACTATTTTGATCATATTCCAAGTGTAAGTGAATTAAAAGAAATATGGAAACAGTTCTGCAATGAATTTGATACAACAGAAAACAGTGATGGATTTGAACTTAAAACAGTTGAGTTGGTAGACTCAGATAAAAATAAAAGAGTAATTATGTAAAATGCAAATATGTTTGTTTATACCCTCTTTATAAGAGTAGTCTAAACAACATTTTTATAAAGGGGGTCGTTATAATGAAGGTATTTGTTAAACATTATTTTGATACAAATATTAATAGCTTTCTTCAAGAAGTATTTGTTGAAGGAAATTATGATAATGGTATCATGAACATAACTGAAACAAGAAGTCAATACATCAAAGATAGAAATGTTGATATTATAACATTTAACCGAAATTTTACATTAAAAGAATTAGACGACTTTATCAAAAATACATCATTTAATTCAGAGCAAAAACTAATTTATGAATATGCTTTAAATTATATGAAAGAAAAAGAAAATCCTAAAAGCTAAAAGCTTTTAGGATTTTATATTAAATTTGGAGTTTAGAAGAAAGTGAAGAAAATAAAAATGATAAACAAAATAAAAAAGTATATTACAAGTGAAGATTTTAAAATGTGGATGATTACTCTAGGTATTGGAGCAATCATCTTTATCTATACATATATCAAGGAGGTTTTAATATGAAAAATATTAATGTCAATTATATTACAGGTTCTCCTTATGATACAAAAGAGGTAGTTGACACTCTTATTAATAACGAAATTCTTTTTACTATAGCAAATTTTGGTAGTATTGATGGAATGACACCATTTAAGATCAATCTTATAGATGCAAACTATTCTCAAGAAGAGTTAAAGAAGCTTTGCTTCATGCTTCAAAGACAAATGGATGATATGAGAATGGAGCATGTATATATTGTCTTAGAAAATAATAAGATTATTAATATTCAACCAGGAATCGATAATATTGATAAACTTATTAAGGAGGTATTTATATGATCAGACAAAAAGAAGGATATAATAAAAATCTTAAAAAGATAAAAAAGCAAAAAAACTATAAGAAAAGACTTATCAATAAAATGAAAAGTTTAAATAATTCATATATTATTGATAATGATAGTTATTATGGAAAAAGTTCAAATCATCCTTCAAATGGTGAAACATACTCTATTGGAAGTGGCCGATATTTTAAGATTCTTGATTCTGATGGAGTAATCAAAACATATATCAATCATTCAAAGATTTTTCATTATCGTGAAGATAAAAGAATGGTTGAAAAAATGCGAAGACAAAGATTAAAACGGTTAGGCGATATCAATATTACTAACAAAATCTGGAAAAATATTTAAGGAGTGTAAATTATGGAAGAAGTATTAAAAGAAGTTAGGAAACTGGATAATCTATCTACCAATTTTGTAGTAGTATCATTAATAATACTTTGTGTAGGTATAGCTATAATTATCATATGGGCAAAATTGAATACTGAAAATACAGTAGTTGATTTTGTTTCATTAACATTATTTATCTCATCTATCATAGTTTCTATTACTGGTCTTATTATGAGTTGTAAACTTATGCATGATGCTAGAGAATTATATGATAATACATTATATGAATATATAGAAGAAAAAGATTATACTCTATATATAAATGGTGTAGAAAGAGACACTGATAAGATGAATATCAGACAAATTAAATTTAGCTGGAATAAAACTGAAGTGAATGACGAAGAAAAAGAAATCTATATAACTAGAAATTCTGATTGAAGGGAGTTTAATTATGAAAAAGAAGATTTATACTATTAATGAGGCTTATAGTGGCAATTCCGAATTCAACGTTTATGAAGATGGTAAGCTTGTTGACAGCTTTATCGACAACGATTATAACATGGATTGCCACATGCGAACTCTTGAAAACAAGGGTTATGTACACGGTGTTTCTGTGAAGGAACTTGAAGAAGCGGAAAATGCCGTTAAAGAGGCTCAAGAGTATCTTGAAATTCTTAAGAAATATCCTGTAGTAGGAGGTGAACAGTAATGCCGTATGCTGTAATTAAAGTAACGGATAAGATTGTCAGAAATCCAGAATTTCCTTATAGAAAACAGATTGTCAGCCAGCAGGAAATTGTTGAAATTCTAGATAACCCGAATGAAGCATTTAAAAAAGCAACAGATATTTCTATTAGTCATTGTGGGAATGTTCCACCATATGTACAACGAATTTATGGATTATCTGTAGATTGCAATAACAAAGAAGAAGATAATGATAAAGAAACTAATGAGGAAAATGAAGAGATTATTTTCCCACATGAAGATGATGATGTTGAAAATATCTTTAAATCATTAACAGAAAATAATGAGGATTACAATAACAGTCCTGTTATTGTAAAGAAATTTATTAAAGAAAATTTTGTCCTTTCTATGAAATGGGCATGGGATAAATACTTGAATAGTATTCCCACAGCATCAAAATCTTTTAATTATACGGATATTCAATATATGAACAGAGTTGTAGTATTATTTAATTTAGCACAAAATGTTTATACTGCTGAATTAAGTATTGGCTGCGATGACTGGTTTAATATTATGCCGAGAGAAGGAGAATGAATTATGAGCGTTTTTAGAGATTATTCATCAGAAACAATTATTGACGAGAATGGTGTTTCTCATACTATTGATAGAAATACTAGATTCTTTGTTAAAATGACTCCTTTCGATATTGTTGGACTTCCAGGAATGGGTTTAATGTATTTTGGAAAGACTTATGGAGGAAATAATAATAGAGAGGAGTGGACTGAGTGCTATATTAATGAGGATGAATTCCTCATTAATTTTAATAATGAAAAAGACCCACCATATAAGATCAAGCTAACTGCTTGTGATCAGCGTTTTGGAAGTGAAACATATTACTACTCAGATTTTATAAGCCTTATTAGATCTGGTCATATCTTAATTAAAGAAAATGACTTCCAGAGACCAGTTCCATACAGATTTGTAAGACCTATTCCTAATAGCTGTGCTACAATAGTTGAAGAGGGAACTATTGTAGTAGACATAAGAAATTATATTTAATTAAGGAGTATTAATTATGAATGAAGAAAAAGAAAAATTAACTGAAGAACAACTAAATAAAATTACCGAATTCCTCAAAGATAAAGTTTGGAGAAATCCAAACGTGATGTTTTCTTCTAAAGAATTAATTGAAGAAGAAGATATTGAAATGCTAACCAATATTGTATCATCACTACATAATCTTCTTTATGAACAGGTTAAAGGTGAAAGATATAACTATGCATTTCACTGGTGTAATAAAATTGGATCTGATACAACTGATGATATTTTCGATGATTTACTGAAGGGAGAATGAATTATGTATTATGTTATTGAAGTAGATTACGTCCGATTATATGATGATAAAGTTTGCAATGCCTATTACGCAAATGATCGAGCTAGTGGAGGTTATCCATATTTCTCTAGCACTCCTATTGAAAGTCAGGTTCGCACTTTTACAACACCTGAAGACGCTATTGAATTTGTAAAGGAGGAACTTAAAGATCCTAATAGTGAATTCTATAAGGATGAAAGAGTAAAATCCAAACCTCGAATTGTTAAAACTATTTTCGAAAAGGTTTATGATTTTGGAAAGGAGGAATAAAAATGCTAGAACCTATTTATGAAAATTTTTCAAATATTATTAGTATAGCTTATGTAATTCCACTTTTTGGTTTTGCCATTGGAATGATTTCAATGTTAATAACAGGATTTCTGGAAGTAAAATATACTTGTGTAAATGAAAAGAAAGAATCAATGTTTCATAAACTAACGATTGCTAGTGCAATATTTGGAGTTTGTTCTTTATTTTCATTATTAATTTCAACTCTTATCGATTGTCATTATGAAGATAAGTTTAATACACTGATTAAAGAAAATATGGATTCTTATTCATTATACGTAAACGGAATTGAAGTTGAACCAGATAATATCGATATTGATAAATTCAGCTTCGAAGACATTTCTGTTGATGATGAGAATCATAAGATTTTTGTCGTAATGGATTAAAATTTAGGAGGAAATAATTATGAAAGAAAACACTTTATTTAAAGGAAAAATTGTCAGAAACATGGCATCTAAAAATCCAGATAAGAAATATTCAGTTATCGGATTATATGTCGATAATGAAAAAACTTCTCCAAACTATGGTAAAATGTCTTTTGCTGTAAAAGAAGTTGGAAGTTCTATTCATTCAACTAGTTGGTGGTTTCCAAGAACTGGTGATATTAATAAAAATATCGTTTTTGAAGATGATATTGCCGATAGATACTATCATACTACAGAATGCTTAGATGAACTTAATAAGATTAAAAATGATCTAATTAAGTAAATAAAATGACCCCATTACTATAAAAGTAATGGGGTATTTTTTTTTTATTATTCACCATCTGATTCACTTTCTGGTTGAACTGTACCAACTAAATCTTCTTCTTTTTCAAGACCGAATAATTTAGTAAGGATTTCTACATAAGACTTACCTGCAAGAGATTCTCCTGCTTTAAGACCACCAACATCTGTACCAACTAATGTTGGACGACCCTTTGGAATCTTACCAAATTCACCAAATTGTTCAACATCCTTAGTTGTTTCAAAACTTGCATCAAGTAAAATAAGAAGCTTCTTATCTCCATATACTTTTAATACAGTTCCAGGAATTTTTGTTTCTGGTTTAGTAATAACACCAAGACAACCAAAAATTGGAAGATCTCCTTCTTTAGTCATAAACTCTTTAAGTGCAGTTTCATACTCTTCTAAAGCAGTCTTATAAGCTTCATACTCTTCATTATACTTATCTATAAGAATTTTCTTCTGAGCTTCAGAAAGTTCATAATTAAATAAACCACTATGGAAGTTTGGCTTCTTAGGCTCTTCTGGTTTTACAGGACCTTCTGCATAAATAAAAATAAAATCACCAAGTTCATATTCAGAAGGATCAAACTCATCTACATTAAATTCAGAAGGCTTAATAACCTCTTTAACTATAATATAGTCTTCTCTTAAACCAAATAAAGCATCCATATTATGAGCTGCTGTCTCAGTAAATTCCTTATAAACATACATACCAACTTTAGCAAACTGTAAAAGTCTAAATTTAGCATCAGAAACTAAAATATATTTAGACTTAAGAGTTTCTTCTAAATCTCTTGGGAAAAATGCTTTAACATCTTCCTTAAGCGGAGTGTCAAAATTATATAAAAGTTTAATTAATTTCATAAACTATCATCCTTTCTAAAATTTTATTAAACCCGATGATGATTTATATCATCATCGGGATTTTAATTAATTACGTAGTAGGATCTGGTTTTGGGTCTGGTTTTGGGTCAGGAGTAGGATCTTCCTCATCAGGTGGAAGTAATTGACCTACTAATTCCTCTTCAACTTCAAGACCAAGAGCCTTCTCGATAATTTCTGCAACAGTAAGACCTCTAATAGAGTCATCTTTTGCAAAACCACCAAGAGCCTTAGTAACCTTAGTTGCAACTTCTTTAGGAAGCTTACCCATAACACCAAACTGAGCTGTATCCTTAGTAGTTTCAAAGGAGAAGTCAGCAATTACATAATACTGAGTCTCACTAACGATTCTAACAAGCCAACCATACTCTTCATAAGAAGCTTCACCAGTAGTAATAAACTCCTTAACTGCAGCTTCATAATCTTCAAGTTCCTTAGTATATTCCTTCATAGCAGTATTATACTCATTAAGAGCATCTACATACTCTTGTGGTGTGAAAGAATAACCAGGAGCTGGCTTAGCCATCTTAGGTGGTTCACCTGGATGCTTTGGACCTTCCTCAAAAACAAAGACATAATCGCCTACTTCATATTCAGCAGGATCAAAACTTTCAAATTCAGAAGGCTTTACAATATCAGCAATAACATAAGTGATCTTCTTATCAAAATCACCGATATTACGTACAGCTACTTCTGAGAAATCCTTAATTAAATAAGTCTTAACACCTGCGTGTTGTAAAAGAGTAAAACGATCATCAGAAATCAAAAGAGACTTCTGCTTCTTTGGAGTTTCAGGTACTTTATCCTTGCTAGAAGGAATTACAACATCTTCAGCATTTGGAATTCCTACGATACCAGCTACACTAGATAATGGTTTACTTAAAAGTTTTACTAGTTTCATATAATATACCTTCTTTCTAAAATATTATTGTTTTTTATCTTCTTCATCTACTTTAATTTGTCTCTGTAAATCTTCAAAAGAATCTAATATAGTATTTAATTTATTAATTATTGCTTTAAAAATAGCTCTTGTTTTATCAATATTAACTGTTGCTATACCTTTTTCTAAGAAGAAGTTAATTTGACCTGAAGTTTCTTCAAGAGAAGAGATAAGTAAATTAATAATCTTATGTTGTTTTTCATTATTAATTTTATCAAAGTTAAGATAGATTTTTGAATTATTCAGAGATAACTTAGTTTTTTCAATTAACGCTAATAGCTTATTAAATTTTTCAAAATATTGTAATCTTTGATAATTCATGAAGTTTGTTAAATCTTGTTCAGGAGTTGTTCCATCTTTTTCCTCTGGAAATTTCTTATCAGTTGTGCTATCAGTATCTTCAACATCTAACATTACTGGCGGTGGCGGTGCTGGTTGTTCCATACCTATTTCAGCATTAGGATCACCTTCAGCCATCATTTCTTCTCCTTCTTCATTAAAGTACAGATTAAAAAATTTACTTTTACTCAAAGTTATCACCTCTTTCAACTATTAATAACTATAAAATCTTGTTTGCTGATGTTAAAAATTTATGATCCGTATCTAATTAAGCTATTAAATACATATTATAATTGTGAATGAGTAAAAATAATAACGTCAATACTTATTCGCCCACAGTATAAAAGGCCTTATTGGTATGTAAGGTACAGGCGACAACTGGGAAAGGATATACCATGACTAAAGTAATTACAATTACAAACAATTGCTCTAATAATTTCTTTCAGAAAATGCAGAAGACTGCAGAAGTGTCTGCACTTGCTTTTGAAAAGAGAATAAGAGAAATGCCTGGAGGAAATCGGGACTTCAAGGCACTTGACAAGTGCCTTTCCTATCATGGCGATAAGCCATGTTATTTATACATTATTGACGAATGCCGCACTACATATAAGTGCGACCCGAATGTGAACTGCATTCAGTTAATTGTTAACACTGACGACTGATAAGTCTTTCAGTGTTAACAAAAAAAAAAAGAACTCCTGCTTAACGGCGGTGAAGGAGTTCTTTTTTTTTCATTTTCTTTTTTAATTATATATTATATACATGTAAAGGAGGTGTATTATGACTAAGAGTCAGTTTAAAATGTGTGAGAAAATTCTTTCAAAGAATAAATCATCATTTAAACGAGTAACAATGATGGCTTTTCTCTTTCAAGGAAAAACACTTATCTCACAGGGTATTAACTCTGAAAAGACAGATCCTTATCAGTCTAAATTCAGAAAACAGTTGAGAATTTCAGACGATACATACCTTGATAAAAGGCATGCTGAAGTAGATTGTCTTAAGAGTTTATCCGAAAATAAAGAGATAAATCCTAAGAATCTTACACTATTTATCATTTCTAAAAGGGCAGATGGAACTCTTAGAAACTCAAAACCCTGCCCTGTATGTAGGAAAGTTATCGAGTCTATTGGAATTGGTGAAATTAACTATATTTATAATGGACGTTTGATAACTGAGAAACTTTTAGATTGAATTTAAAAATTAATTCAATCATCAACAACAAATTACAAAAGGAGAAATTAAAAATGAGTATTTCAATTGAAACAAAGTCTTCCAATTCGATTCTGCATGTAGATGATTACGATTTTGTAATCAGTAATGAACTTGCAGATTACATTAGAGAAAGCGATAGTCTAAATCCAGAGACTATTGAGGTCTCCACCAGTAAAACTGGTGTTGTTACACTGAAAATTAAGTCTTTGACTTATTCTATTAATGATAAGACAAAGGTACTTAATCTATATAAAAATTCAAATTCAAAGGAGAAATTTAGTATGAAAACATTTATCAGATTCATGAAGAGAAACAAGGGCGAGAATGACAAGCCTACAAAGTTTGAGAGTCTTATTCTCAGAACAGTTAAGCCTGTTCTTAAGGATGTAGAGTTTGGCTCAATTGACGAAGTAAAGTCAGCAGTCTACGACGCTCTTAAGCCATATATGACAGAAGAGAGCAAGTGGACTATTGAAGATAACACTAAGACAGTTGGCCTTGTTGTCAAGAATGAATACAAGAAGGCTAACTTTGACCGTCCAGCATTGAATATGTTTTTCATCAATGTTGCACAGGTGACTGAAGGTTAAGACTAGTAAACTTACTTTTATTTAAGAGGTATAGGAGAAATCCTATACCTCTTTTTTTTTTGATAAAAATCCCATAGGACAAAAAGTCCTATGGGATATAATAAATAAATTAAACTCTGTCGTAAACAGAACCATCGTTATTCTTGATAATTACCTTAGCAATAATTGGAACGTATTCCTCGATAGTATCACGCTTTGTAAGCATGATAGAAGGAACGTTCTGATTTACAGTATTAAGATAGTTCTTAACAACGTTGAAGGTATATGGATAATACTCAAAGGTCTTGAACTTATCAGTAGTAGGAACGAAGAACATAGTTAACTCGCCCTGTGGGATAAGGTCACTAGAAATAATAGTATACTTGTTAGCACCAGAAATAGCACCGATAGAATACTGAACTTCTACACCATTCTGCTGGTCATTAACAGAGTTGAAGGACCAAGAAACGTTAGGAAGAATGTTAGTATCAATTGGGTTACCAACAATAACAAAGTAACCATTATAGCACTTATAGTCGCCTCTCATCTTAGTAGCTAAGAGATCGAAAAGCTTCTTAAGCTCGTTGAGCCACTCAGAAGGATTCATTGCGAAGTGACCAGAAGGATAAACGTTAAAGCTCTTTCTGTACTGAGCCTCAGTACCAGCATAAGCTCTCTCAAGGAACTGATAAATTCTCTGGTCAAGCTTCTGAGCGCAAACGTTAGACATGATATCGATAAGCTCTGCAGCACCATCAACCTGATACATAGCCTTAACATCCTGAAGGAATTCAAGAGGTAAGCTAGATTCAATATGCTCGCCAGTTCCGATCTCGATGTCCTTCTTATCAATCTCGAAATCAACGTTAGTAGACTTCTGGTGTGTCTCAGAAGAAAGGAATGCCATTACCTTAATCTTAGTTGCACGACCAGACATAGAAGTGAAAGTGAGGAATCCGTTTTCAAGGTCAACAACACCGAAAACAGTATCCTTTACAGAAATTAACTGACCGTTTGCATCATATTCAGTGAAGAAAACGTCCTGATAAAGTCTGCGATAAAGGTCAACCTTACAATTAACCTTAATAGGAGTTTCAACAGTTGTACCATCAGCCTGAACTACTGGATAGAAAATATCAGTAATTACAAACTTACGATCAACAGCGTATCTAGCATCATTTACTGGATGCTTATGATCAAATATCATAGAACCAGTAAATAGATTGAAGTGCTCAATCTTACCACCAACACCAAGATAAATTTCACCTGGCTTAGCAGCAGTAGCAGCAGTAGGATCTGCATCTACAGCAGCCTTAGTAACAGCAGTAGGAGCAGTAGTCCAACCAGCTGCAGGAACTGTAGTAGGATAAAGTGCATAATACTCTCCTGTAGGATCATCAAAAGGAGTTGCAGGATCAAAATCAGGATTCTGTGCGAAACCATCATTCATAGGAAGCTGATAAAGCTCAGCAAGCTCATTATCCTGCATGTTAAGGCACTCTGGGAGATAATGCTTAGTCTTACCATCTGCACCAAGGATATAAGGCTTCATGAAAGCTACAGAGAATGCAGGAACTGTAACTGGCTCAGTTGGAACTGCATACTTTAAGCTTAAACGTGCCCAAAGCTTAACAAGGATAGGCATAGTAAGAGATGCATAAGGCTGAACACCTTCAAGAGACTCTGTGAGAATATTCTCTCTAGTAGAATCTGCCATCTCCTTAATCTGAGCACCTTCAGTAGCTTCAAAACCTTCGATAAGGTGAGCCATGTAGTCCTCATATAAAACATTATCTGTTAGGATATCTTCAAAGTTCTTACCAATAATATTAGTCTGATGTCTCTGAGCAAAGTAATCCTGAGTTTCAGAAAGACGTCTAGAGAAAGCATCAGTTGGTGAAGATGTAGTCATCTTCTTCTGATAAATTACACTCATAGTAGTACACCATAAGATACACAAATGGTATCTTATTTTTTCCTTTCTTAAGATTTTTGTTATAAATTATATAAACTAAAACAAATTATAAATTATATAATAAGTTATTAATAAATTTATGTTAGAGTTATTTTGCTATAACTCTAGTAGCAA